CAAGGCGGCTAAGGACCAGGCAGCCGCCGACAAGGCTGCCGCCGACAAGGCTGCTGCCGACAAGGCCGCCGCCGACAAGGCCGCGTCCGACAAGGCGGCCGCCGACAAGGCCGCCGCGGATGCGGCGGCGGCCGACAAGCTGGCGCACACGCCGATCGGCGCGCCGATCACGGCCGGCGGCGCCATCACCCAGCCCACCGCCGCCGGCAACCCGGCCCTCGGCGGCGCCGGCGCCGGTGACGCGCTCGGCGGCGCGGTGCTCGATCCGCCGAAATACTGGGTCGGCGGCGCGGATAGCTTCAAGTCACCGTCGACGCGCAAATCATCGTTACGGACAACGCTGTAAAGGATACGACCATGGGCGGCAAAGGTGGCGGTGGCGGCGAAGATCCAACGGCGGCGATCAATCGCGTCTACGATACGACGTCGCATCCCGGGTATTTCATTGACCGGAGCACCGGCGTGGTGCGGGATTCCAGCAGCAGGATACTCGCCAACAGCGCCGCGGAGATGTGGCCCGATACCTCGGCAGCGGACAAGGCGGCGGCCGACAAGGCCGCCGCAGATAAGGCGGCGTCCGACAAGGCCGCGGCCGACAAGGCCGCAGCGGACAAGGTTGTGGCTGACAAGGCCGCCGCCGACAAGGCGGCGGCAGATGCCGCCGCGGTCGCGGCGGCGCCGAAAGCGACAACCAACCTGGCTACGCCGGACACGCCCTCCGTTACGAAGACGGGGGCGGCACCCGTGGCCCCGATCGGCACGCCGATCGAGACGGGCACGCCGCTCGGCACCCCGGCGCCGGCGACAGAAACCGGCGACCTCCTCGGCGGCGCTGTGCTCAAGCCGCCGAAATACTGGGTCGGTGGCCTCGACGCCCAGACCAGCGATTCCCTTGGCGGTCGCGGTCGCGGTGCGCTCAGAACGACACAGACCTAGAGGAGGTCGACATGGGCGGCAAAGGCGGCGGCGGCGGCAACTACTATCAGCAGCCGGAGGACACATCAGGCTACGGCACGCCCGAGGAAGCGAAGATCACGCTTGCCAAGGAGAAGCCGATCGACATGTCGGACTACCAGCAGACCATCAACGTCAAGAAGGCGGCCGCCGACGCCACCGCCAAGGCCGCGCTGGAGAAATCAACCGCGCCGCCAACCAACATCAAAACCGACACCGGCGATGCGATGGCCAGCGCCATCATCAAACCGCCGGTGTATTGGGACGAGCAGGAAAAGAAGGCCGCCGCGAAGCCGCGCATGCTAACCCCGCCGCCTGGTCCACAAGCATAGAAGGAGGTCGCGATGGGCGGCAAATCGGGACCAAGCAATAACCAGATGGTCCAGTTCCAGATGGAGCAGGCCCGCAAGGCCGAGCAGAAAGAGAACCTGCGCCAGGCCCGGCTTGATCAAGGGAAAAGCGCGATCGATACGCTGTTCGGGCCGGACAATTTCGGCGATGAGTTCTTCAACAAATACAAAGACGCCTCGCTGAACTACGCGCTGCCGCAACTGGAGAGCCAGTACGACACCGCCAAGACCGGCATGACGGCTGACCTGGCGCGCGCTGGTCTGTTGCGCTCCTCATCGGCCGGCTTCGCCCAGGGCCAGATGGAGAACCAGATGGCGGTCAACGAGGCCGGCCTGCGCGCCAAGGCGGATACCGATACATCCGCGCTGCGCCAGAGCATCGCGAGCCAGCAGCAGCAAGCCTACAACCAGCTCTACCAAACCGAAGATCCAACCGTGGCGGCCAACACGGCGGCTAACAGCGCCGCCAATGCGCAGCTGACGCAGCCCAACACGGGTGCGCTCGGCGACATGTTCAAGCCGATCGTCATCGGCCTCGGCTCGGCGGTGGCACCGGTATACGGTGCCAACCAGGCTAACAGTTACCTCAACCCGCGGTCGCCAACTGGCGGCGGCTCGGTCAGCTACACAGGATAGCCGATGTGTGACCCGATCAGCATGATTGGCTTGGCGCTCTCGGTCGGCATGGCCTACGCCAACTATGCGGCGCAGGAGGACATGGCCAACCAGCAGCAGGCGGCCAACGACAGCTGGGTCGACTACCAGCGCCGGCAGGCGGCCGACTTCCAGAAGCGCGACGAGGCGCTGCGGCGTAACGCGGAAGCCGCGCGCTCGGCCTCGCTCAGTGAACTGACCCCGGAGAAGCAGAAGGCGGCGCAGGAGAACGAAGAGGCGCGGCTGGATAAGGAGCTGACCCCGGAGGAGGTCGCCAACCTGGAGAAGGGCGACCCCAACACGCTGGCCGGCAAGATGTTGAGCGGCCAGGAGGGCGCCGGCGACTACGCCAAGACCAACATCCAGGCGCAAATACAACAAGCCGCGATCGAAGCGCGCAAGCGGATCTCCGCGCTGGCCGCGGTGCAGTCCTATGGCGGCAGCCAGTTCGGACTTACAAACCGCGCTAACACGATCCTAAACGCATCCGGTCAGGATATTCGTCTGGCAGGAAACGAGCGCGCCGGTGAGCTGGCAGCGTATAACGTGGCCAAGGCGGTCGAGCCGATCAAGATCGTGCAGCATGGTGGTCAGTCGCTCGGCGCAGGCGCTGCAGCCGGCGCGCAGATCGCCGGCGGCGGGCTTGGCAATGCGATGGCGTCCGGCATGTCGGTATAGGGGATGAGCTTATGGGTTCGCAGTTCGTTGACGGCTCGGCAGGCTGGGGCAGCATTCTCGGCAACGTGGTGAGCGGCCTCGAATCCGCGCCAGGCAAGGCGCTGTCCAACATCCACGCCGCCGAGGTCATCAAGGACCAGCGCATCAAGCGGGCGCGGGAAGAGGAAGACTATCAGCTCAGGAACGCCGCCTCCGGTCTGCTCGACGCCGCAGTCCCGGCGGCGCAGGCGGCGCCGACCACAACGGTCGGGCCGTTCGTCGGCGACATCAACGATCCCGCCGTTACCGCCGGCCTGCCCAAGGCCACCTTCATCGACCCGCGCGAGCAGGCCGCAGCCGAAGCAAGGCGCGCTTACCTGGTCGCCACCGGCAAAGCCGATACGCTGGCCAAGCCGGGGCAGGGACCGGCATCGCTCAGTTACGCCACCGTCGGCGCCACCGGCGTGCCTGAAGACGCTCGCAAGCGCGCCGAGCTGGAGTTCTATTCCACCGGCAAATTCCCGACCCATATCGGCGCCGACGATAGCAAGAATCCGATCAAGCAGTGGGTGCCGGTCAACGACAAGAACGAGCCGATCGGACAGGCCGTGGCCTCGCGGGTATCGCCAGGCCCGAGCTATGTGTTGGCCAATCCGATCTCGCTGAACCAGCGCGACGACACCAAGGTCACGATCAAGAACTGGGTCGAGATCGACCCGGTCACCAGGCAACCCACCGGACGGCGTATCTCCCAGGCCGACAAGCCGGAGGGCGACAACTGGCTGCTCGGCGGCGTGGCCGACGCATCGGCAGTCAGTCCGATGGACGACAAGAACAAGGCGCGCGTGGCGCTGGCCAAGCTCGATGACGAGCGCATTACCAACGGCGGCTTAAGGACGCCGGTGCAGGCGATGGAGGCGGCGCGGCTGTTCGAAATCGCCTATCCGCGCAGCCGCATCGACACTGACGAAGCCGGACGCAAGATCACCAAGAACGTGCGCGCCGAGCCGATACCCGACAATCTGAAGCAGCTGCACCAGATAGCCGACGACGTCGCCAAGGGCCGGCATCTCGCGCCGCCTGACGCGCCGCGCTCGCCCTATGTCGACCCCAACGCCGACGAAGTGCTCTACAAAGGCCCGGCCCAGGCCGCCGAATTGCGCAAGGAGTATCAGAACACGCAGGCCGTATCGGATTGGATCATAACCGCGCCGCTGTACAATTCGGCGATCAAGTCGGCGCAGGCGCCGACCAACCAAGGCGACATCAACATCATGTACGCCTTCGCCAAGCTGATGGACCCAGGCTCGGTGGTGCGCGACAGCGAGGGCAAGCTGGTGATGAACTCGGGCACCATCCCGCAAAGCATCGTCGGCACCTTCAACCGGCTGATCCAGGGCGGCGGCACCATGGATGCGCAGGTTCGCCTCAACCTGATCGACACCCTCAAGAACCGGATGGACGAGATCAAGTCATCCAGGGACATCACCGACAAGTTCTACCGCGAGCAGGTAGCGCCGAAAGCCGGGCTGGCACCGGAAGAAGTACTCGTCCCTCTGGTAGAGCCGTTGGTGTACGACCGGGATATGATCCTACGATCCGGGGGCGCGGCGACGACGGCGGCGCCGCCGCCGCGGCGCGGCGCCGATGCAGTGCTAGGACGGTAGCCCATGGCTGAGATCGATGACCTCGACAACTGGATCGTGCAGAACGCCGAGACGGCCAAGGGCACGCCGGAGTTCGTGCAGAAGGCGGCGCGCTACCGCGAGCTGCGCGATGCCGAAACCAGCGGGGGGCTGCCCGACGCCGAGGCCGAACTGCGCGCCCGGCGCGCCGCCAACCCCGGTGGCTTCGACGCCACCATGAACCGGATGTTCTCCGGCGCGATGACCGGCCTGCCTGACCTCGGTATCGGCATCACCAACATGCTGTCCCGTGTCGGCGGCCGTATTGCCGGCGTCGAGAAACCGCCTCAGATAACCCCGCTCGGTCCCCAGATGATCGAGGCCGGCGGGGGTGGCGTGGTGCAAGACCCCAGCACCCTGCGCCAGCTCCTGGAGGGCGCCGGCAGCGCCCTGATCGGCGGCGGCGCGGGTGGCGTGGCCAATGCCGCCGCGGCCGGCACAACGGCGCTGAACACCGCGGGCCGCGTGGCGGGCGCCACCACCTCGCAGATCGTGGCACCCACCGTGGCCTCGCATTACGGCGGCGAGGTCGGGGGCTATATCGGCGATAAGCTGGGCGATCGCGAAACCGGCGCGCTGCTCGGCTCCATCATCGGCGGCGCCGCGCCGACGGTGGCGCAGGGCGCCGCACAACGCTACAGCCACAACCGGTTGGCCGCGCAAGCCGCGCCCAATGCCGCGGGGATCGCCGCGGCCGCCGCCGCCCAGGACGTGCGGCCGACCGCCGGCATGCTCGGCAACCGCGACATCCAGAACCTGGAGCGCACGCTCGGCAACCAGGTCGGCAGCATGGGAATCATCGATCGCGCCCGGCGCGGCGCCCGCGCGGACATTGGCGCCGCGCTGGACCGGCTGGCAACGGAGCGCGGCTCCACCCATGGTAACCCGACCCCCGGCACGATCGGCGAGAACGCCATCACCGCGGCGCGCGAGAGCGCCGAGGCGCTGCGCGCCGGCAGCGAGGGCGCCCAGATGCGGCTGCAGGACCGCGTCGGCGCCAACACGCCGGTGGCGATAACGCCGATGCGCGAGCAGGGCTACAACATGATGACCGACCCGCAGGCCGGCTTAAGCGTGCCGAAGCGGGAGGCAATGGACTTCCGGCTCACCGAACAGCTCGCACCGCTGGTTAACCGGGACGCCGCCGGGATGCCGATCCTGCAAGGCGGCGGCCGGCCACCGCCGGGGCAACCAGGCCCGCCGCCGGGCTTGCCGGGGCCAGCTGGCGCGCCAGGCTCCCGGCCCGGCGCCTCCGAGACGGTGCCCTACGGCCCGTTCCGCGGCTGGCGTACCGACCTCGGCCGCTCGCTCGACACCCCGCAGGGCGGCCGGATGCCGCCGACGGCATCGCTGTATCCTCCGGCGACCGAGGCCATGCGCGTCACCGCCGAGAACCGCGGCGTGCCGCGGCAGGATTTCCAGAACGTGCAGGGCCGCACCCACGCGGTCGAGCGCGAGGGCGGCGACTACCAGGCCTTGCAGCAGATCTTCGACAAGGAGCCGAAGCAGGCTTTCAACTACTTGACCGGCGGCGAGCAGAACCCGGTGCGGCTCGGCACCTTGGAGGCCACGCAGCACCCCCAGGTCAACAGCATCATGGGTGATCTCTTACGCTACCTCGGCAACGACACCATCAACCACCCCGCCCAAGGCGCCCGCGGCCCGGCCAATCTGGCCAATGAAATCGAGCGCATGCACCCGGATGCCCGCGCCACCATCGCCGGCCCGCAGCTGCCCGGTGTCATGGATGTCGCCACGCTAGCGCGGGCGCTGGACTACCCGACCAGCCAGACCGGGCTGGGCCGCACCGTCGGCGGGGTCGGTGAAAGCGTCGGCCGCATGATGGCCGGCAGCGAGACACTGGGCCAGCTCGGCACCGCCACCGGCATCCCCGGCGCTGGCTGGGCCGGCCGCATCGCCGGGCTTGGCGCAATGCCGGCCATCCGCGCGCTGCGCGCGAACTACCTGCAAGGCGACCACGCCATCAACGCGCTAGGTGGTGGCGCCGCGCCGCCGGTGACGAGCATGGCCGAGCTGGTCAGTGCGCTGAACGCGGCGGCGCAGCAGCGCGAACAGCAGCAATTGCAACCCGGTCCAAGGGTGCCCTGATGGCGTACATGGACGACATGGCGATCGAGCGCGAACGCTCCCGGCAGAAGATGCTGGAGGGCAAGACGCCGCTGCTCGGCGAGGACACCCAGGCGGCGATCCGGGCGATCGTCTCCTCGCCTGACGCGCTGTCCCAGCTCCAGCAACTGCTGGGCACCCCAGGGCGGGCACCCAAGGGCGTGGTCCAGACCCCGACCGCGCCGTTGCAGGTGGCGCCCGGCACTGGTGCACGGGCGGGCGCCGCCCCGGAGGCCAAGTACGACAGCGGCAGTCCCGACCTCGGCGGGCTGCTGAAGGGTCTGTTCGACAAGGCCAAGGTGGCCCAGGGCCATACGATAACCAAGTCGGACGAGAAGACCGGAGGCGGCCGCAGCGACAGCGTCCGCGGCCAGAACTACGCGCGACCGAAGCTGGGTGAGCCTGGGGCACCGGCGGTGGCCGAGGCCATCCCCGGCCTGAAGCCGGGCTTCGATGCCTCCAAGCTACCGGCCGGCAGCCCGGCGGCCGTGGCCTACATGCATGAGAAGGCGCCCGGCGGTGCTGTGACCGGCGTCGAGAAGGGCGTGGTCACCGGCGGCTACCAGTCCGACATCCAGTACCTGGCCGAGCGCGGCGGCCACAACAGCAAGATCGTTGATGGCAGAATCGTCAACTCGCCGCTGACCGAATCGGGCGGCTACAAGAACCTCGACCCGGAGCTGGCCGCACGGCTGCGCCAGGCCGGCCAGGACTACGAGGCGGCAACCGGCAAGCAGGCCAAGTTCGGCGAGTTCTCGCGCGGCGAGGACGTGCAGCGGATCTATCGCGATCGTTTCGAGCACGGCGGCGGCCTCGCCGCCAAGCCGGGTCAGTCACGCCATCAGCACGGCGGTGCCGGCGACATCCCGTCTGGCGAATTCCGCGACTGGGCCGACAAGAACGGCAAGCAATACGGCATCGAATTCCCGCACGCCAACGACAAGGTCCACGTCCAGGTCGATCCGAAGTATAGCGGGCCGTCGCAGCAAAAGCCGGCCGGCCCGCCGGTGCCGGCCTGGGACAAGGGGCTGCCCGCGCAGGCCGACCCAAAGACCAACTGGCCGGCACCATCAGACACCACGCCGGCCAACAAGCTCCAGGCCGAGCCACCGAAGGGCGTCGGCCCGCAGGCGGAAAGCAAAGGCACGTCGGGGTCGACCGAGTTCAGCTCACGATCGCGGACGCCGCCTGGCGAGGCCAAGGTGGCCAGCACCTCGCCCACCAGCCTGGTGCCGCAGGAGCTGCTGCCCGGCGGGACATCCAGCGCCGGAGGCGGCGGCGCCCTGGCGGACCAGCGTGCGCCGTACAAGGCCATCGCCGACGCCAACCCGTCGGTGCGGGAAACCATGGCCGCGATCATGATCGCGGAGGACGGCTCGCCGGCGGGCCGGCAGGGCGTGGCCGAGGCCATGATGAACCGGGTCAACGCCCGCGGCGAGCCGTTCGCCAAGGCGATGGACCCGGCCTACCACGCGGACTACATGGTCAAAGATCCAGCCAAGTTCCAATCGCGGCTGGCCGAGATCCGCAACAACCCGCAGCTCAAGGCCGAGATGTACGCCCTGCAGGACAAGGCGTTCGCCGGCAGCAACGTCACCAACCTGGCCACCGACTACGCCTCCGGTGACACGGCGGCGAAGTCGCGCACCAACTCCACCCCCACCTACACCTCGCAAGGTGGGTCGCAGTTCTTCCGCAAGGACCAGAACCCGGCTGCGCACGGCCCCGACAACGTCCGCAACATCCAGGAATGGCACAAGAAGACCGAAGCCGCGCTGAAGAATCCGCAGACCCAGGTGGCACAGGCGCCTACGTCCAGCCCGAAGGATGTCGGCAGCCAGTCGGCCACCATGCGAGACGCCGTCAGTGGCTACCTGGCCGAGAAAGGCGTGCCTGGCTCGGGCGGCGCCGGCACGGTCGCGACCGCGTCCGCAGAACCAGCAAAACCCGCAACCGCGGCTGCGGACGTGTTCGACAAGGGTACGGCGGCGGTGCCGACCGCCGGCATCGGCGGCCTGCAAGACCCCGAGAACGAGGTAGCGACCACCGCCACCACGCTGTACCCCGACGCCGACACGGCCGCGGTCAACGCCGCCAAGCCACCGGTGATGGCCGCTCCGGCGGTCGCACCTGCACCCCCTCCCGCTGCGGCGGCACCACCCCCGTCGCCGCCAGCGAGGGCGGCCGCGCCGCCGCCGCCCCTGCCTTCGGCGGCGGCGGCCCCGCCACCGCCCCCACCGAGGGCCGCGCCGCCTCCGATGGCGCCGACCGCGCCGCCGCCTGGCAACCCTGCGCATCGGTATCTCGACATGAAGACCGTCGACTTCGCCGAGAGCCTGAAAAAGGGCGCCGGCAGCCAGGTGCCTGGCATGGTCAAGGACATGACCGTGCGCGAGGTGGTCAACCACCCGCTCTACGGCGGCATGGCCAAGGGTCAGCTGCAGCAGGGGCTGGATGCGGTCGGCGTCACCCAGAAGCAGTTCCAGGACGCCATCAAGGAAGGGCCTCCAAAGGTTGGCAAGCGCAGCGACTTCGGCACGTCAGGCGCCACCGACATCAGTGCACGGCGCAAGACATCGCTGGCGCCTCCTGGACTAGATGGCGCCACCATGGACCCGGCCAGCCAGCCCGCGGTGCAGGGGCCGGACGGCGAGATCTCCACGGTGCGCACGATCGGCGTCGGCGAGAACGGCCGCGAGGTCAACATCCCTACCGTCCCGAAGGAGGGCGGGCGGATCATGTCCGACCGGGAGGCGATCCAACGCTACAAGGAAACCGGCAACCACCTTGGCAAGTACGACAACATCGAGGAGGCCGGCCGCGCCGCCGAGGCGCTGCACCAGAACGAGGCGCGCGAGATCAGCCAGCACCCGCAAGGCCAGCAGCCGACCATCACCCCTGAGATGGCACAGGCGATCGAGAACGCCATGAAGGACCAGGAGCGGGTGCCGCAGGCGGCCCCGCCACCGCCCGAGGCGCAGCCAGTGCTGCCGCCGGAGCCGATCCAGATGCCGGGTCAGCCCGGTGCGGGTGGTCCTGGCGGGCTGTCGCTGGCACCGGCCGGGCTGAACGCCCCGGCGCCGGGCATCTCGGCAGCGTTCATGCCGGGGGCCAGCCAGGGCGGTTCGATCGCCATGGCCGGCATGCTGCCGCCGATCCAGAACTCGACCTTCTCGACGCCGCTGCTCGACAGTATGGCGCAAGGCCCCGGCGGCGGCTCGGCGGCGTTCAACGCCGGCAGCTTCATGCCGATCTCGCTCGACATGTTGGGCGGCTTGGGCTGGGGCGGTGGCTCCGGCTTCGGATCAGGCCTTGGGAGCGGCGGCTTCGACTTCGGCAGCAGCGGCGGCCTAGAGATGGGTGGCGGTGCGGGCCTCGGCGGCGGCATGGGCAGCTTTGGATTCTTCGGGGGCGGGTAGCTGGTCGAGGGCGGCGCGGGCGATTTCGGCAAAAGCGTTGTGGGCTTCAATGAATGCAGCACGTGCCGCCGGTTCTTTCTCTGCGTTTGCGTTACGCCGTAACCAATTCTTGCCATCCCGTAGCGCCGCTTCCAGTTGTTCGATGCGCGCAGAAGCAGCAGTATTATAAGCAGCAGTAAATGCGTCGTTCATTTGATGGAGCGCCGCTTCCAGTTGTTCGATGCGACGGGAAGCGTCACCATAAAGTCGGTTGGCGCGGTCTGCTTCCATCTGCCAATCTATCGTCATGGGCTGGCCTTGGGCGGTGAACTCTGGTCGAGTTCGCGTATGGTCTTGGTTATATTGTCGTTGTATATGGCAATCTCCCGCAGCGCCGCTTCGAGTTGTTCGATGCGGGCGGCGGCGCTTTGTATTAGATCATCGAGATGGCCACCTTCAGGGTAAGGAGGGTTTTGCAACTCTTCGATCAAACTCATTTTTTCTTCGCTCATTTGTCCTGCTCCAGTGTGTCGCGTAGTACGTCCAGAAATTCCTTTCGCCGCCTTTTAAACTCAGTGTCATCCATCAACCGTTCAACGGTGCGTTGTGCCCGAAGTGCCGCCAGCCGCCACACCAAAGCGGTTCTTTCTTCCCGCGTTACATCGTGCTCAATGAGCAAGTCATCGAATGTCATTTATCCTGCTCCGGTGCGAGGGCGGCGCGGGCGGTTTCAAGAATGCGAACCACCTGCGCATTCAGCGTGCCGTGGTATTCGTATTCCGGTTCGATATCGGCAATCCATCGCAGCGCCGCTTCCAGTTGTTCGATGCGGTCGTTAGCCTGCACCAACTCTCCCGATGTTTCACGGAGCCGTTGTTGCAGCCACTTGGTGTGCTCATCAGTCATGTGCTGGCCTTGGGCGGTGAACTCTGGTCGAGGGCGGCGCAAGCGCAGTTGCCAAACGTACTTGGCAACGTCCACTCACCGTTATATGCGTTGTCCATGATCGTCAGCAGCGCCGCTTCCAACTGTTCGATACGGGTGAGTGCTTCGTTCAACTCTGTGCGGTAAACAAGTTCACTGTATTCTTTTACGATGTCGCTCATGTGCTGGCCTTGGGTGGTGGTCGACGGGAGGACAGGGGCCTGTCCTCCCGTCTCTGATGCCGTCTGGCGAACGCGGCGTTACGCCAGCCGGAACGGGTGCTCGCCCCGGCGGCGGAACAGCGAGACGCTGCCGATGCCGGCGAAGCCAAGGATCATCATCAGCCAGGTGGCCGGCTCCGGCACCGCGGCAACCGCCGCAGTGGTCAGGTCGCCGCCGTAGCCGGCGGTGCCGCCGCCGGTGCCGGTGAACTGCAGGTAATAGCCGCCCGCCGCGAGCAGGGCGCTGCCGGATAGGGCCTGGCAGTTGTCCGGGTTGTCCGCGCAAGGATGCGGGGTCGCAATCGGATTGACCGCGAAGTCATCCGCCGTGAACGGCAGCAAGTCCGTACCGAACGAGAACAACTGCCCGGTGAAATTGGCGATGAAATCTCCCGGCCCGGCGAAGTCGTTGGTGGCGGAAGCGAACGCGACAAACTGCGTTCCGCCACTCAACGTGAAGGTGAAATCATCCACAAACGTGGAGTTGTTCACCGCGTTGGAGAAGTGCCCGGTGGCAGAGGTCGGGTTATTTCCCAAGGTATTAACGAACGCCGCCTGGCTGGCCGTCGTCAAAGCTAGTAACGCCGTGGTCGCAAGTAAAAGTTTTCTCATAGAATGCTCCTGATCAGGGAAGGTGCGGAATGCACCGCACGGTACAGCGTTGCTGTGCCGTGCGTTGACCTCCGCAAAAATTTTTTCAATTTTTCAACTTTCCAGGTCAATACTCCTTACCCTATTTCCGGCAGCGCCAGGATCGCCCCGTGACCACCTTGCGCATGTTGTGGCGCCGGCAGACGTCAACGCGCAATGCTGCTTTCGGCACCACCGCCGTGACCTTAACCGGCGGCTCCGGGTAGATCAGCGGCAGCTCGGCCTCCGGCGGCGGGACTAAGGTGAGGTCGACCAGGGGGCCGCCCATGCGGCCGCCATTGATCCGGTAGGCCTGCTTCAGCATCTCGGTCTTCTCTTCCGGCGTGAGATCCGCCGCGAACGCCTGCACCGTCACGGTCAGCAGCAGCGCCATGCACAGCAACATCATGATTAGCAGCTTCCCTCGCTCCGGCGTAATGGCAGCGAGGATAGCTTGCTCATACGTCATGCCTGGCTTTTCGCATTCTTCCGTTGATACTTTATCAAGCGGAATATTGGTCTTGCCGCATGTCGCGCACGTCCCCAGGAAAGGTTGACCCTTCGGTGATGTGCGGTTGACGAGGGGGTGTTTCATTGCACGCGCTCCGACAGCAGCAAAGCATAGATGGTGACCAGGGTGCTGACCGTGATGACGGCGGCGAGCACGGCGGTGATGTCGATCATACCAAAGCCCTTCCGCGCTCGGTGACTTTCAGATCGCTGTCCAGCAGATCCTTGCGGATCAGGGCTTCGATGACGCGCTCCCGGTTGCGCCAACCAAGCGCCGAGCTGCCGGAGCGCAAGAAGAAGTCGGCGTAGTCAGTTGGCTCGCCGTCCACGGCGCAGTCCTTGAGCATGCGTAATTGGGCCGGGCTTATCATGATATTTTCCTTGAGCTTGATGATTCGCGTCATCCACAGTATATCTCAGATATTCTGAATTTGCAAGTTGCAAATTCATATTATCTGAGATAAGGACAACACATGACGACCATCAACTCCGTAGAAGACGTCATCGACGCGCTCAACGGCATCGAGGCGATCGCCGAGATCACCTCGGCCTCGCTGACTGCCGTCTACAACTGGCGCGCGGCCGGCAAGTTTCCGGCCGACACCTACCTGCTGATCCAGGACGAACTGCGCGCCCGCGGCCGGGTTGCACCCGACCATTTGTGGCCGATGCGCCAGCCGGCCAGGATCATGCGCGCGAAGAAGAAAAAGCCCACATCCCAAACCCAGAGGACTGCATGAACCAGATAGTGTCCGACGCCACCGAACGCCGCGCGGCAGCACTTGCCGAGGTCAACTACATGAACGACGCGCTGATCACCGCGAGAGAAACGATCGAGCAACTGAAGGCCGATCTGCATCGCGAGGAAGACCGCGTTGTCATGATGGTGGAGGAGCGCGATCGCTACCGCCACGAAAGCATCCGCTTCCGCAAGCTCTTGATCCAGCTGGCGACCAAGATGGTCAACGCCACGTTGCTGATGGAAGAGGCCAAAGACACGCTGACCGTGATCGATGAGATCGATGAAGCACCGACGCCGCCGGCCGAGGTAATCGACCGAATGGAGAAAAGCGCGATCGAACAATTGCAGGCAGCAGCGCAAATACAGGGAACAAGCAAATGAGCGAGCATATCTGCTTCGAACTCGACCCGCAGGATTCACTGCGGGAGCTATGGCAGCAAATGGCCGAGCAGCTGACCAAGGGCGGCGCCCAGGACTACCAGCGCGAATCCATGCGGATGACGTTCTACATCGGCGCCGCCCAGGCCTGCGGCATTGTGATGGCCAACGCCCGCGGCAGCCGGGAACAGTTCGATCTCGCGATGCGGGCGCTGGCTACGGATATTAACGCCGTGTTGCCGTCACCCCAGCGCACCAGGGGGCGCGCATGAGCTGGTCCCCAGAAGTCAAAACCTACGGCGGCGACGAATGGGCCGGCAACACGGCACGCTTTGCCACCGAGATCGAGGCCCAGCACTACGTCGCCGACCTGTCCTATCGCTGGACCTCGGTGCGCGCCACCCGCGTCATCGAGGTCGATGAACCCGTCAACTACCGCTGGACCGCCGACGGCGCCAAGCGGATCGAGGAAGTCAACTGATGTCGCAGCCTTGGACCCACGTCCCGCATTCCCCCGCATACCCCCGCGTCAACGAGCACTATGTCGAGCCTGAATGGGTGAGCGAGCGGCTGTTTGACGAGGAAAAATTCGTCGGCCGGATCTACGACCCGGCCTGCGGCTTCGGCCGCATCGTGGTGTCGGCGCTCCAAGCCGGCTACCAGGCGCTCGGTTCCGACATCGCCGATCGCGGCTGGGATTCCACCCGGCAGGACTTCTTCAGCCATCAGGGTATGCACGCCAACATCGTCACCAATCCGCCGTTCGACATCCTGCCGGCGTTCACCCAGCACGCGCTCAAGCGCGCCATCCGCAAGGTGGCGGTCATCATGCCGACCGCCCGGCTCAACGCCGCGCATTGGCTCGCCGAGACACCGCTACGCCGGATCTGGCTCTTGACGCCGCGGCCGTCGATGCCGCCAGGCCACGTCATCACCTCCGGCGGCAAGGTCGGCGGCGGTAAGAGCGACTATTGCTGGCTGGTATTCGAGCACGGCTATGACGGCGCGCCGGAGACGCGCTGGCTGCACCGGGACCGATAGCCTGGCCTTGGGGACAATGTACCTTGGTGCAATATGGCGGCCGCATTTACGGTGCTCTATCGTGACCAGGGGCACCAAAAACCAAGGGTGAGAACATGCCTGGGACGCCAGCTCGCTACGTCTTCCTGACCCTGCCCACCGCCGCCCAACCTGTGTTGAATCTGTCAGTTAACGGCGAGCACCCGGCCCGGTATCTGCTCAACCGCGACCAGCTCTTCAACCTCAACACCCAGATCGCCGACGCCCTGATCCGCGGGCGGATCGATGAGGCGCACGCCTTCCAACACCCAGATCAACTGGCGCTAGCACTAGGCACCGCGTAATCGACCTGGCGCAGATACGCTTCGAAGGCTTCCTGCGCGGTCATTTTAAGATGCACGCGGTTGATCTTCATCTGGTCGACAGTGTCGGCGGCCGTACAGACGCGCACGATCACAGGGTGTATTTGACCGGAACGATGCAGGCGGGCAATTGTTTGCTCCCACAATTCCGGTGACCATGTCGGCGACACCCACGCCATGTCGCACCCGCCGTGCTGTAGGTTCAGCCCGTGGCCGCCGGAAGCAGGATGGAGCGCCATGAAGGGCAGTTCTTTTCGATTCCAGGCGGCGATATGAGCATCCGATTTCACGTCGGTGACCCCATCGCCCAAATACGGCAAATCCTCGCCGAGGATGTCGCGCAGCATTTCCAGATCCTCGCGGTATTCGTAGATCAGCAGCGTTGGCCCAGTCGCGTTGTCGATAATATCCTGGAGCCAGTCCCGCTTCTCGTCGTGGATTCGCTCGGTGATACGCTGATTGTCGTAGATGAAACCGTTGGCAATCTGAGCAAGCTTTCCCGTCGCGACCGCGGCCGAGGCCGCAAGCACAACATTATCGCCGAGGCCCGTCATCAGCTTGCGCTCCATGTCCTCGTACTGCTTACGGGCGGCGGCGGGCAGTACGACGCGGTCGAAGATCACCGACAGTTCCGGCAGCTGCGGCAGCTCGTCATCGCGAAGGGTGACGCAGAGCGGTGCGATCTCGCGGTTGATCGTTTCCTCCGCACCCGGCAGCGGTGCCCAGTTGTAGCCGTTGTAATCAAGCGGATAGAACCGCTGCTGGCGCCACTTGTAAAACGATCGCCCCCACAGCTTCGCGTTTGTGATGACGGTGGCCGGCATGAAGAGGTCTTCGGCGCCGGAGGGCCGCAGCGTTCCGCTTAAGCCCCAGCGCATCTTCCACCGCTTGACGTGACGCAGCAGGTACTGCGCGCGCTTGCCGGTGGGGTTACGAAGCCGGCTGACCTCATCGATGACCAGTAGATCAAACAGCGGGTGGGCATCAGGATAATATTGCTGCAACTCCTTGATCAACCACTCGACCACGTCGAGGCCAACGATGGTGATCTTGAACCCGGCGGAATCCGCCAGCATGTCGGCGCGCTGCCGCGGCGTGCCGGTCAGCACCTGATAGGACAGGCCCTTTGTGTGCGCCCATAACTTGATCTCGTCCGGCCACACCACACGCGCCACGCGCTTCGGCGCGATCACCAGCGCGTGGCGGATGTGCTTGTCGCGGATCAGCTCTTCAATTGCAGTCAGGGCGGCCACCGTCTTGCCGCCGCCAGGACGGGCCACGCCGATCGCCTCATCGTGCTCGTAGAGGAAGCCGGCGATGCGCTCCTGGTAGTGCCGCAGCTCACTTTTCTGTCTCATCTTTGATGTCTTTCAATAACTTGGCCATGGATTCCGGCGATGGCAGCGTGATCTTGGCCTTGTCCCGTTCCGCCTTCGTCACGGCGTTGGCGTCGGCTTTTTCCCGTTTGGTGCGGGCGTTGATCCGGTTGATGGTTTCGGCCGCCTCCTCGATCGTCGCAGCGTCCTTCATGTCGCCGCTGGTGCGGGCGCCGCCGGGCTTGTTCCACTTACTTTTGCGCGTGTTGCCTGGCATGGGTGGAGCCTCATAGCTTGTGCTTGTTGGCTTGGAATATACGCAGCGCCTGAGCCACGATTGTCTCTGCTTCTGGGTACAGCGTGCGGTCAGTCAGCAGCTCGATGACGTACTCTTCAGGCAGGTAGATCTTGACCTGCTTGGGCTGTGGTTCGCCGGGATCGGGACTGAGCAGCCGGTACATCTTGCCGTGGGGATCGTTGGTCGGCGAATCCTCGAACTTGTAGCCCAGCCGCTTCAGCTCCAGTATCCGAGCGCCGTAGCGGACGCCGCCGATCCGCTTCAGGTAGCGCCAGCCCCGCCACTGCATCGACAGCAACTCGTTCAGGATTCGCTGCCGGGTGCCGGCAAAATCCTCCCCGAAGTTGGTCATGACGCGATCCCCGCCTGCTGGGTGAGATCCATCAGCCACTTCCACTGCTTGTCCGAGAACAGCACCCGGCCGTATTTGGCGCGGTCCAGTTGCCCCATCAGGAAGGCCTTGGAGCGTTCGTTGAGGTAGTGGTGGTGGCTCAGGATGGCCTGGACCAGCTCCTTCACCTCGGCGGCCGACAGGTTGTGGGTGTCGGGTGGGGGTGGGGGTTCCCGCCTGGGAGGCGGCTCAGGCTTGTAGCGGGCCTCGCTGGGAGGTTCTGTGACCGCGGCGGTCAGATCATGCCAGTCCAGGCCATGGCCCTTCAGGAGCCTCCCTATGGCCCCTGCAGCGGCCGCGCACTCGCCGGCGTTGTCGGAGGACAGCAGCGGCAGCATCTGGGCCAGGCGCTTGCGGATCGCGTCCGGGATCGGCCGGGCCTTGGTTGTTGCAGGCATGTCACACCTCGCACTTTGTGTAGTATGGAGATACCGTTTCCTCGCTGACGATCGGCAACCCCTCGGACCAATCAAAGCCCTGCTGCATGACGCGACCGAGCATGCCGGTGGCTAGCTCGACGTCTTCCAGCGAAACCTCCAGCAGGATCTCGTCATGGGTGTGCAGGCGCACCGAGGCCATGCTTTGCAGCCGTACCAAGGTGCCGCGCAGGATGTCCGCGGCCGTGCCCTGGGTGGCGTTGTTGACCAGTTCCCCCTTCCACAGCTTCACCCGGCCGAAGCCGCGGGCGTAGGTCATCTCACGCTGGTGGCCGATGACGTTGTCGTCGTCGTCCTTGACCGGGACCATGTCCCAGTGCATCCGGCGATAGGTCAGGAAGCGGCCGCTCGGCAGCCGGAGTAGCATGGAACCGCCAAGCAGCTCAGGGAAGAAGATGAAGCCAACCCGGCCGACCGCAACGAAGTTGTGGGGGGCGTCCTTGGCCTCCAGCATGGCGTCCCATAGCTCGTCGCCGAAGCGCATCGCCCACGGGTTGGCGGCACGCCAGTTGGTGACGATGGTCTTGGCCTCGGCGTCGGTGAAATGGATGCCGTAGCCGGCGCCCATGCTCAGGAGCGAGCCGACGCCACCCAGGAATCCAAGCGCGAGCTCGGCCACCTTGCCGCGTTGTCGGATTGCCTTGGTGACCTCGGCGATCGGGATGTGCGAGATCTCGCTGGCGGTGCGGGTGTAGACGTCCGGGATCGAGGGGTCGGCATCGATGTCGCGGAAGATCTGGACCCGCGCGGCGGCGCCGGGAAGGTAGTCGCACAGCCACGGCACGATCCGGGCCTCGATGTTGGACCAGTCCGACCACACGAAGGTATTGGTTTCATGTGAAACGAAAGCCGGCCGAATCAGCAACGCCAGCTTCCTGGCCACCGGGCTTAAGTCTCCCAGCGTGGCCAGCTCGTCATAGTCGCACTTGTCGAGGATGGCCTCGATCGCCTCATGCTCGTAGGGCAGGAACGACCGGGTCAGGTTATGGACCTGGACCCCCTTGCTCGACGCCCTCCCGGTTTGCGGCGCGCCGGCGAAGACGTACTGCCCGTACAGCGTGCCGTTGACGTGCTGGGCCAAGATCTTCTGGAACTTGGCGGGGGCCTTGGAGCCGCCGTAGAGCCGGATCTGGAGCACCTTGAACGCCGCCCCGGTGCCGCCGATGAAGACCCCCTTGTCGAACTCGGAGCTGAGATAGGCGAGCAGGCGCTCGACCTTGCTGCGGGTCAGCGAGTACTTGGCCGGCTTGATCACGCTGCCGTCATCGTCCAGCTCCTCCTCGCGCTTGACCAGGATGTCGCGGCCCTCCGGCGGCAGCTGCGTCAGTAGCCACTTGGTGAGCCTGGCGACCTCGTCCACCGTGTTGACGGCGCCTTGGGTCAGCTCCAGCAGCAGCCCCGACGATCGGCGCTTGTCCTCATGGGCGAGCCAGGTGGCGTGCTTGACCATCTCCAGGTCGATCGCCACACCGCGCTCGTTGATCTTCTCCATCGCCCAGTATTCGCGCCACTCGGCCAGCGGCAGTTGGCGGGTGACCTGGAAGATCTCGCGCATGGCGACGATGTCGCCGAGCGCGTAGATCCCGAACTGCCGCCACTCCTGTGGATGACTCTGTGGAGTAGCTGCGGATTCCGGCAGGCAGAACAGCTTGATCAACTCGGTGCCTTCATCGAGCTTGGCGGTGACCTTGGCCTGCCTGGCCGCCATCTTCAGGCTGGCCGGCAGGCCGTTGACCATGGCCTGGGTCATGGCGTCGATGATGTGCTCGGCCTCCATGAAGGGGAAGTCGAGCGTGGCATAGTTCCAGGCGGCCTTGTCGAAGCCGGCGTTCCAAGCGCACCAGATCGCGGTGCCGGCCATGACGCGCTCATGAAAGCGGCGGAAGTCGATCGGCATGTCGTCCCAGCACAGCGGCGCGTTGAAGGTCTTGGCCGGGACGTAGCGCGGCGGGCCATCGCCGAGCGCGAACGCGCAGATGATGGCGTCGGCCTCGCCCATGTAGCGGTAGGTGCCGGCCTTGATGTCCTCCTGGCTCCTCGACTCAAAATCGATCCAGCCGATAGCGTCAGGCGCAAAGGTGCGCCCGTTTTCACGGTCGTTGTCCATGTGGGTTCTCTGTTTGTGCGTGCGCGGGTTTTAAGGGTAGCCCGCCGGGGCCGTAGCCCCGGCGGTATAGCGGTTAGCGAGGGCGGCGGCGCTGCCCCGTGGCGGCCTGCTGCGGCTCGGGGTCCGGCACCGCCTTGAGCGAGGGCTTGGCCGGCTTGGCCGGCGCCGGCTCCTTCACCTGGGCAGGCGCGCCGCCCTCGTCGGCGGATTCCAGGATACCGTTGATGTCGGCCCAGCCGGTGCGCTTGAGCACCGGGTTGTAGGTGGTGCCGCCGTAGCGCTTGTTCGGGTAGGAGGTGAAGCCCAGCTCGATCACCGGGAACAGGAACGGGTACTCCGGCCCGTGCTCGTCCACCCGGCGGCGTACGGCTTCCTTCAGGTCGAACAAAGCGGCGGTGCCGCCGAGCGAGGAGATCTTGTAGAGCACCTGCAGGCCGGCATCCTCGCCGTTCATGCACTTCATCTCGACCGACATCTGCGGCTTCGGCGAGGCGCCAGTGGCGTGCGGGCCGGGCAGCGGGCGGGTGTCCGACCACATGTCGACCATGTACTCGTCCACCAGCTGGCTTTCGAACCAGGTGACGTCGCCGTGCTTGAACGTGGTGATGTTGACCAGCCAGGATGAGCCGTGCTGGACCTCGTCGTTGCCCTGGCCGAACAGCCACTTGCCGGTGACCAGCCGCAGCAGGATCTGCCCGCCGCCGCCGGCGCCGGCGCCGATCTGTGACTTGCCGATGCCGGCCGCGATCTTGGCGACCAGGGCTGCGGGAAGGGCGGCGGCTTTGGTTACTTCGTTTGCCATAATATTTTAGTCCTGTTTTCGTCCTGTTGCCGGTTACTGTTGGTCGGCAGCTACACCATCACCCCTTGCGGGATAGCTTTGCGGCGGATGCCGCGAATTGTTCGATCGCGAGCGGGCGCTCGACCGGAGGCAGGGTGGCCTGCTCGGCGCGCACCACCACGGTTTCATCTGTCTCCGGCGCCACGCGCAGAGCGTCTGGAATCTTGAGGTGCTTCTTCTTGGCGGTCTTGTCGGTTTCGGCAAACGTGCGCAACTTGTTTTGCCAGATTTCGTCCCACGCAAAACCAAGCTTGCTCAAGCATTCTGCGACGGTGTCCTCGTCAATCCACTGCTTAAGCTTTCGCTTCGGCTGCAACACGTAGCCGGGGACGTGGCCGCCATCCTCCAGATAGGCTTTCAGTTGCGCGTCGATCTCCTTGGCGAACACGGCCAGATCCTCGGTCAGCTGCTTGGCGCGGGACAGATACTCGGCGAACGGTGTTATCTCCTTGCTGACCATCTCGGTGCGCTGCTGCGGGGTCTTGCCGATCAGCGCCAGCTCCTTGATCGGGCCGACCCATTTCGGGCAGATGGTCTTGGCCGGGCACCATTTGCAGTGCTCGCCGCGGATCAGCGGCGGGTCGCGGCTCAAGGCTAAGTCGATGGCGCGCTCGACGTCCTGAATGAACCAGGTGACTTCCTCGGGCTGCACCTCGGCGTAGGTCAACTGCGGCTCGGCGCGGGGCTGGATGATGGCGACCCCGAGCTTGCGCTTGTTGTTGAACAGCCGCGGCAGCGTGTGCTGGGCGGCGGCCAGATAAAACATCAGCTGCGGGTTCATGCGCTCGCCGCTCTCGTCGGCGTACACCGCGGTAACCACACCAACGCCAAATTTGTAATCGGCGAGCAGGACGTGGGTTTTGGATTGCAGCAGCAGGTCGGCGGTGCCGAACGCCGGCGCGCCGGGGAAGCGGACCTTGGCCTCGACCGCGACCACCTTGAAGCCGCCGCCGTAGATTCCCTCCAAGGCTTGCATGGCCTCGATCGCCGGATAGATCAGTTCATCGAGATGCTTTTCGGTGACCTCGCGATCGTAGACGGTGACGCCGAGCAGATCCTCGGCCTCGGCGCGCATGTCGGCGGTGGGCACCTTCATGCGCTTGCGCGCGATCAGGTCCATGACCGCGTGAGCGAAGGTGCCTTCCTCGGCGAACGTGGAGGTGGAGTCCGGCTGCGGCGGCAGCGCGACGATGAGGCTGTAAGAACCCGGGCAGTTGAGAAGGCGGTCAGCGGAAGAGCCGCCGACGAGCTGCGAATGGTTGGACACCGTGCTTCCTTTTTCTTATCATCAGATTATCTGAAACGAGTTGGATCATGGAATGACGGATGCTGTCAAGCGCGAAAACCTGGTCGAGGCCGAGCTGGTGGCGCGGGTCCGCGCCGCCGGCGGGCTGGCCGAGAAGGTGCGGGTGATCGGCCGCCGCGGCTTCTTCGATCGTTTGGTTATATTGCCTGGCGGGCGAATCTATTTTGTCGAGGTGAAGCGGCCCAGAGGCGGCCGGCTGTCGCCGCATCAGATCTGGTATATGACCGCGTTCGGCGCGCTGGATGTAGCGATTGCGGTGGTGCGCAACTCGGCGGATATTACCGAACTGCTCGCTGCGTCCCGTAGAAAATAGGGCCGGGCGCGTTAGCGCCCGGCCCTTTTGTTCGCCATCCCGTCATCCCAAACAGGAGATTAGAACGTGACAGATACTGAACTGAACACCTTACGAAAGCAACTCTGGGCCAACGGCTACTTCCCAGTGCCCAACCTTTCCAAGATCTGCTTGCTGAAAGGCTGGAATTCCAAGGACTTCTACACGCGCGATGCCAAGCGGTACGGCGGCGACGTCCTGGCCGCGCTCGATTCGTGGTCGCATCGACATCGTAAATATCGCGCCACCGGCGCCCGGCTGCAGGACGGCCTCGGCGCGCTCGACGGCGATGTTAACGACGCGGCGCTGATGTCGCGCTTGGTCGACATCATCACGCGGGTGGCGCCTGACGTCGCGGCGCGTGCGCCAGTGCGCTACGGCGGCGGTGAGCACAAGGTGGCATGGTTCTTCCGCTACATCGGCGAACCCTTTGTCAGGAAAGGCACACACAAGTTTGTCCGCGCCGCCGATCTGGCTGCCTGGCGCGCCGCGGGTGCTGACGCCGAGCCGCCGGAGTACCACCATGTCGAGATCTTCGGCGGCGGGCCGACCAAGGAGGGCAAGTGCTCGCGGCAGTTCGGGGTCTATGGGCCGCATACGATACGCGATGACGGTTCGGTGGCGGTGTCGTACGAGTGGGCGGATGGCATCGGCCTGGCCGAGGTGCCGTTTAGTGAACTGCCAACGCTTGATTTGGCCCAGGTGCAGGAGATCCGGCGGCTATTCGAGGAGGCCGCGATCGCGGATGGCTGGGAGGTGGTGGCCGAGGACGATGACGGCGACGGCAAGCTCGGGCACATCTTCGACATCGATCGCGAAACGACGCGGTTCGATACAACTTTGTATGGCGTGGTGAGCTACGCCACGCTGACGGCGCTGGTGGCCGAGCACGGCGAGGTGCGCTGCACCGCGGGGTTCTTCGATCCGGTATCGCGCACGGCGGGACGGTGCAAGGCGTCCTGGTCGCGGCGCTACGACTGCGTCCAGGTAATGGATTGGAAAGGCCCGGCCTGGCACTTCCCGGCCGACATACCTCACGATTCAGACTTGAGCAGCATCGCGGGCGCGATGGAGCGGATCAAGGAACGGGTACAGGAGGCCGAACCGCCGCCGGCGGATGAGCCTGAGCGCGAGGCCGAGGACGCCACGGCGCCGCCGGGCGGCGCGGCGAGCACGGGCGACGGGCTGCTGACGCAGGATCTGGTGGCGCTGGCGCTCGCCGAGCAGACGGCTTCGGGCATGCGGTACTGCCACGATACCGGCGCGTGGTTCATGTGGGACAATGTGTACTGGCAGCAGGACCGGCGGCGGATGGCGTTCCATTTGGCGCGCGAGATCTCGCGGCAGATGTCGAAGCGGGAACGGGAGAAGAAGGCGATCAAGGCGATGCGCTCGGCCGGGTTCTTTTCGGCGGTGGAGCGGATCGCGGCGACGGACCCGCGGATGGCGGTGACTTCGAAGCATTGGGATCAGGATCAGTATCTGATGGGGACGCCTGACGGTACGCTGGACCTGCGGGCGGGCGTGGTGCGTTCGCCGGACGCGGCCGACGGGATCAGCAAGCTCGCGGCAATGGCGCCCCGGCGGGCGCCTACGCCGATCTGGGATAGGTTCTTAGCGCAGACGTTCAAGGGCGACGAGGAGCTGATTAGGTTCAACCAGCGATGGTTTGGTTACTGCCTGACCGGGGATACCTGCGAGCACGCGCTGTGGTTCGGCTCGGGTTCGGGCGGCAACGGCAAGAGCGTGATGCTTAACACCATCGCCTGGCTGATGGGTGACTACGCGCTGACGGCGACGATGGATATGTTCACGGCCAAGCAGCACGATGGGCACTCCACCGATATTGCCATGCTGCGCGGCGCCCGCATGGTGACGGCCAGCGAGACGGAGGAGGGGCGATCGTGGGCCGAGGCTCGCATCAAGCAGATGACCGGCGGCGACCCGATCACGGCGCGGTTCATACGGCAGGATAATTTCACGTTTACGCCAGCGTTCAAGCTGGCCCTGATCGGCAATCATAATCCGCGGCTGAAGAATCTCGATGACGCGGTGCGCCGGCGGTTCAACCTGGTGCCGTTCCTGAACAAGGTGGAAAAGGCGGACCAGGACAAGCAGCTGGAGCAGAAGCTTCGGGCCGAGGGTTGTGGCATTATGCAGTGGCTGGTCGATGGCTGCCTGGCTTGGCAGCAGGGTGGGTTGGCGCAGCCGGCGGCGGTGCGGGAGGCTACCGAGAAGTACTTCAGTGGGCAGGATCTGATCGGGCAGTGGCTGGTGGAATTCTATGTGGATGACCTGAGCGCCACTACCGCCAACGGGGAGTTGTTCAAATCATGGTTGCTCTATGCGCAGGCGACGGGGTCCGAGGCGGGTACGCAGCGGGCGCTGATCGAGGCGCTGGAGCGGCGCGGCTATGAGCTGACGCGCACTAACGCCAAGGGGCGGTGCATGCGCGGGCTTCGGCCATCTACACCCGCGGATAAGTCAGGGTTCAAGGTGGTATAGGGATAGGGGCATGTCACTTCATGCCACTAGCTCCGGTTATAGCTATCACGCACACGCGTACGCGCGTATAACCGGAGGCTGTGGAATGAAGCGACATGATGGTAAATCAATACCGAAATTAGCCGGTTTTACCCCGCCGGGATACCCCGCCGGGATATTGAGGAGCGATTGTTATGATGCCTGATGCACTAGCCAAGAGACTGACGGAAAAGATCGCAAAGAGGGGGGCAGACTACGAGCAGGATAACACCCGCTACGAGGTGGCGGCCATGGCGCGGAAGATGCTGATTGTTCGCTTTGGCACTACGCCTGACATGCAGCAGCGGGATGTCGATGAGGCGTTCCGAGTGGCGAGCCTGTACTACGCCGAGCTGCACCGGCGGTCTGACTGAACGACTACGGCCCGGCTACTGCCGGGCCGTTTTCGCTACCAGCGGACTACGCCGAGGGCACACAGTACCAGGACTACGGCGGTGACGTAGCTCATATAGGAACTGAGCTGGTCGAGAGCTTGCAGGGTTTCGATCATGGCTATCTGTGCTCCTCGGGGATGCCGTGGCGCTCGTACATGTCCATCAGCTTGGCCACTACCATGGGCACGGGCGCTCCTCCCTTGGAGATTCGGTACAGGGAGGTACGGCCGATGCCGAGCAGGCTGTTGGCGGTCGAGATGTTGTATCCGAGGGCCTTTAGGCCCTCGGTGAAGCGTTCAACGCTCATGACTATGGGTCGGGGCCTCACCATACGCCGAGCGCCTCCAGCGCCTCGCGATCGCGTTGTGCCATGATGCGGTATTCCCTCGGCAGGGCGTCGAAGTGCGCCAGCACCTCGTCGCGGACTGCGCGCTGCGCCTCGGACATGAACAGCATGGCGCCGATCGAGGCCTTGTACGGATTGCAGGACAGCATGGCTCCCTGCCAGGCGGCTGCGGCCAGGGTTTCGGACCTCGGGCACTTGGCGAGCAACTGCCCGCGGTTTTTGCCCTTGGTGGCATAGGCCAGGGTTAAAGCTTCCTTCGCTACGGTTGATAGTGTCATGATCAGACTTCCTGTTTCCTGTTTGCGACAACCTGGAACGTCATCCCAGGCATGTAGGCGGGTGTGATGCGGTAGCTCCATTCCGTCATCGGATGCGTTTCCAGCATCTTTAGGATGGCTTTTGCGAATAGCTCCGGGTTGGCATCAACCCAGCGGCGGTTAAAGTCAGCTTCGATTCGGCTCGTCATCATTGGCCCTGTTTCCTTTTTTCCCTGCTGAGGCGGAAGGCCTCGCGGGCGGTGTCGCATGCGGTGTTGATGTCATCCCGCAACGCGCGCGCAGCATCCATTGCCTGCTTGGCGGTGCGAAACATCGGCGTTCTGCCGAGGATGAAACCCTCGGCATCCAACACCACGCCAAAATGCCGGCGAGGGCTGAAATGAACGGTATCTAAAAACATCTGGGTCATGGTCCTGTTTCCTTTCGTGGTTTCCTATGCCTTCAAGCCAGGTAGCCTCGCGGCGCCTGGCGTGAATGCTATGGTGTTGCGGTCTAGTGTTGATGGTAAGACACGTTAGCAACGTCCCTTGACCAGCATGCTCGGCAATCCGCACACTTGCCGGCATCGGCGCCTTCCCTATGGATTGCAGGGCAATCATGCCCTTGGGCTGATTTGGTATGGTGCACCGTCGACGTCGTCGGCCATGCTTTGGTCGCGTTACCGTCAACCATGGTTGCGCTGACTCGGATTGTCAGATTTGCAGGAACAATGCCGCCGGCCTTGATGAAAGCCAGCAAGATTCCGATTTCACGAGTCGGCAGCCAATGAAACAGCTCAGGGGTTTCGGCTGCGACAATGCAAATTTGTTCTAGGTGATCGACCGACTGTAAATCGCCCGAGTCATGCCAACGATGATATGGGGGCAATTGCGAGCCATCTTTTTTGGGTTTGTGCGCCGATCGCAACATGCCAACCATGGCTTTGGCCCATAGTGGATTGACCAAACCAGCCTCGCGTTTTGCATGTGCCGTTTTGACGGACGGATAGATGTAATTGCCTTTTAAGGCGTAGCATTTGGCGCAGGTCGATCCTTCGACCTGCGCAAGCTTTGAGCCGACCTTGCATGATTGCGCCGAGATTCCGTATGATGTGCCGGGCATTTTGGCCGGATAACCAATAGAACCGGCAATGGCTGTGGCTTCTTTGAGTAGCATGGTAAGACCTGTTTCCTGTTTCCTGTTTTCGCCGCAACGCCGCGGCGCAATGGTGTTAAAGCACATTGTGCCAAATGGCACAATAGCAAAAATGAAAAAAGATCAAAAAATATGAAAACAAGCGGATCAGGCAATGCCATGTGGCGCGCGGCAATGGCCAAAACGCAAATCAAGCGCGGCGCCATCAATCGACGCATATGCAATGCGATCGCGCGGCATAGTGGCAAGCCATGTGGCAAGCTTGCGTTGCGCGGCGTGACGCAATGTCAGTATCATGCAGGTCGGCTGCAGCAATGGAATCTGGAAAGGTTAAAGCATGCCAAAAAAGGCCGAACAGATAGCGCAAAGCAAAAGGCCGATCGACGATTCCGCAAAGGACAGTCTCAGGACAGAAGTAAAGGAAGCGCTTTTGAATGTGCTGCGATCGAAAGACGCTAGCGCAGCGTCGAAAGCAAGCGCAGGTCGAACGCTTTTAGAGTATTTCAGCGAAGCGGAATCGGTCGGCGCCGATCGGCGCCGCGGCGTCGATCTAACAGCCGCCGAGTTAGATGACGCCATTGCAAAGCTTGAAGAGTAGTTTTGACGCGATCGTAAAAGATCAATGAAATCAATGGGTTGTCGATCGATCGGATGCGATGTCATCGCATCCGAGAGAATTACCCCCCGGCGGGGGCGCGCTGCACCAGCCTGCGCAAACGCAATGCTGCGTGGCAAATTTTTTATTTTTCTCTGATCGCTCGCGCGGCAAATTTTTGATTTTTTCTGTGTTCTGATTTACAGAACAATCGAATGTCGACCATCATCTCATCCACCATTCAACAACGCGGTATATACAAACGAATACAACGATGGTTGCTATGACAACTATCGAAATCCGCAACCACTTTTCATCCAACGGCGTCATCATCGAACGCATCGATGAATGCTTGCACCCACGCATCGTCCACCCACACGCCGGTCTTGCCCGACGCAACGCCCGCGGCGCGCATCGCCTTCTGCCGCGCATCCGACGCCGGCGGCAGATCTTCGTAAGGCTCTTCTTCAATCAACACGATCGCGCTGCGCTCCAGCTTCGACGCGGATGAATGCACCAGATGCGGCGCCGTCATCGGGTCCAGCGTCGACACGTCGGCGACGTGCTCGTCATCGATGAGGTGCGTGCGCAGGATGCGGTGATCGCCTTCCAGGATGTAGTTGTGGTGACGCAGCACCCGCCGGCCGGCCTCGGACAGCCCCAGCCGCCCGAAATCGTCAAACGCCAAGCCTTTCTCTTTTAGGCTCGCGCTGTCGGTGTGTAGTGCGTTGAAGTGCGCGCCGTGCTCCAATTGGCTCAGGATGGTCAGCTCCTGCGACGTCAGCGTGACCTTCCTTTTCCCTTCGTCAAGTGCCATAAATCCAATCCTCGGCTGTAGCGGCTCATCGCGAAGGATAGCACATGGCGGCCTTGAAGCCCCCGACCCAGCAAGTCAGCTTTGCCGACATTGCCAAGAACAACCCGCGCGGGCCATTTCCTGGCGATCGCCTGGACGCCCAGATCCAGAACCTGATCGAGGCGATCCGCTCCACGCAACAAGCCCTCAAAGACATCCGCGCCGATGACGGCAAGCTGAAAGCCCACAGCGTCGGCCAGGGCCAGCTCGCCACAGATCTCAAGCACACCCGCGCCGAGATCGACAGCGTTGAGGCGCGCATTACCCATACCGCCGAACTGGCCCAGCAGGCCGCGTCCCGGATCGTCACCACGGTGCGCGAGGCCTCCGGCTTTGCCCGTGACGCCGAGAGCGCCGCCGTCAGCGCCGCCCAGTTCCTGACCGCGGTCAACGCCGCCCAAGACGTCATCAGCCGCCGCGCCGACATCGCCATCAACGCCACCGCAACGGTGGATGCGCAGACTTCTGACGCCGAGAACTGGGCCAACTACTCCCAAGCCCACGCCGAGGTCAGCGAAACGAACCAGGAGCAGGCCGCCGCCTGGGCGGAATACTTAGCCGGCCCGGTGGTCAACCCCAACGACGCGCCGGCGTATACCCAGACCACGCCGTGGGGCCACGGCCTCTATTACCAGCCGGTTGAAGGCGGCCTCGCCGGCCTCTGGAGCGCCAAGTGGTGGGCGTTGTACGCGCAGCAGCTGGTCGGGCACTGGAATTTTTACTACCTCGGCGCCTGGCCGACGCCGCCGATGCCGGGAGAGGCCAACCCCGGCACGGGCTTGGTGACGCCGGACCCCTTGGCGCCGGGCAGCTTTTATTACAACACCGAAACCGGCGCGCTCTATGTCTGGGACGGCACCCAGTGGGTGACGCCGATCAAGGCCACGCCGGCGTATCAAGCCAACTACGTCTACGTCGCCACCGCCGGCCAGAAGATCTTCACCGGCCCCGACGTCAACTCCAACATCCCGCTGGTCACCAAGAACGACTCAGACGTCCATCTCAACGGCATCCGCCTGGTCGGCGGCATGGATTACACCGTCGATAAGCCGACCTCCACGCTGACTTTGGCGGTCGGCGCCACCGTCAACTCCATCATTCAGTGGGACATCCTGGTCGAGGCCAGCCAGCTCGCCCCCGGCGCCATCTCGGTCTTTAAGCTGATCCTTAGCCCCGCGCCGGATGGCACCAACAAGATCTTCGATATGAAGTACAACAACCCGACCATGGGCCATCTGCCGATCGCGGCCTCCCAAGTCGCCGAGGTCGCGATCTCGATTGATGGTATCGTGCAAGAGCCGGCGGTGGATTTCACCGCCACCGGCGCCGTGCTCACTATGTCTTCAGCACCTCAGCTGGGTTGCCGGATGTGGGGCACCTGGCACGCATCGGATTTGATCCTGCCATGACACAGAACGCCCGCGTAGCCTTGTGGATACCGACCTCCGACGACGCCGACCCAACGGAAGCCGTCGCCGCCACCGGCATCAGCGGCGCCGGCAAGGTGATCCCGACCGCGTTCTCGTCCACCACTGGCCCCCAAGGCCCGAAAGGCGACCCAGGTCCGACTGGGCCGATCGGTCCCAAGGGCGACATCGGCCCCGCCGGCGGCCCGGGGCCGCAGGGAATTCAAGGCCCCAAGGGTGATGTGGGTTCGCAAGGCCCGCAGGGGCCGCAAGGCGTGCAGGGACCGATCGGCCTGACCGGCGGCAGCTTTCCTGACGCGCCCAATGACGGCTTTCAATATGCGCGCCAGGCCCAGCCCCCGGGCGGCCCGATCGCCTGGGTGCAAGTCAACTCAATGCCGGCCGTAATCGATGGAGGAACCTACTGATGGCGCAGCACTATGAAGTAGCCGCAGGCAAAACCCTTGTCATCCGCGGTCCCGCCAACATCATCGTCAAGACGGGTGACGTGCCCCTCGTCGGCGACCCCGGCGCCAACGTCGAGCCGCCGGTCTTAGCCAGCATCGACCCCGACACCGCGGCCATTACCGACCCGGAATTCACGTTGACGGCCACCGGCGCTGATTTCGAGGCCGCAAGCGTCATCGTGCTCGGCTTGGTGGATGCGCCGACCACCTTCGTGGACGATTCCACCCTGACGACGACGATTAATCCGGCACTTTTCCTCCCCGGAACCGTTGCTGTTACGGTCAGGACCGGGCCTTCAGTGTCTGCGGCCTCAACTCTGACGTTTACGGACGTGGCCCGCGAAGGCGGGGCTAAGAAGCGGAGGAGTTGATGTCCAGGAAGCCTAAAAAGGGCGAAAAACCCAAAAAACCGGGCAAAAAGCCAGGTAAAGAGGCTTCCAAAGTCAAAAAGTCCGCTGTGAAACGCTCAAAACCTAAACAGAGGGATAAAATCATGGCTGGACCAGACAAAACGCCGAATCAACGCGAAGAAGAGCGCAAAAACGCGGAAAAAGGCCAAAAACAGGCCCAAAACGTGCCCACGCCGGCTAATCCGCGCGAGGGTGAGCGCAGCTCCGAGATCAATAAAGACAAGCCGTTGACGCCTTCCGGCGAGCCGGCTGGCGCCTTTATCGACCAGAAAGACCCGATGGGCACGCCGGCCAACTCGCCGCTGTCGCCGACCGAGGCGATGCGACAGAACCAGACCGACGAGGTTGACCTGCGCGGCTCTCCTGGCGCAGCTGGCGAGTACGTCCCGGTGTCCGGCCCCGGTAACAACGACACCAACGACATGACCCACGAACATGGCGAAGGCGAACGCGCCGACCCGCCGCCGATCTACACCGAAGCCGAGGAAGAAGACGCCGACAGACCGGGCGTCAAGCGCAAGAAGTAAAGCAGCATGACCGACCCGGTGAGGCCGAACCGCTTAACCAACCCGAACGACTTCACCGGGCCGCGCAACGTATTGAACGAGCTGTATGCTACCGCGGATGCGGCCAACGCGATCGCAACGGAAAAGGCCGAGTACGACACCAACTTCCCGCCGGTGGTCCTGCCGGAAGGCACCGTCGCACCTCCCTATGTGCTGGCCGACGTCCCGCCGCCGACGCCGCCAAACCTTCAGCCGATGCCTGATCCGGTAGACGGGCCTATATCCGCAGGCGCGCCGGTGTTGTACGCTGCACCGCATGTAGTCGACGTCCAGATCCGCAATCGGATCAAGCGTGGTTACTACAAGCGCGATTGATTGAGGGCTTGAGATGACTAGCCAATATCGCCACCGCCGGACCTCCAATCCGGCGACCCCGGCCCCGAATCCGCTCGAGCCGGGCGAGATCGCCGTCAACACCGCCAACCGCCAGCTCCACCTCGGCGATGCCGCCGCCGGCACGCTAGGCGCGCCGAAGGCGATGATCGCGATCCGCTACTTCGACACCGCGGCGCAGTACGTCACCAACGATTTCGTCGTCAACGGCACGTCCCTGTTCCGCGCCAAGAACGCCACCGGCCCTGGCGCCTTTGTCGCGGCCGACTGGGCCATGATGGTGGGCGTCATCGACCCGCAATACGTCGCCAAGGCGGGCGACGTCATGAGCGGCATGCTGACGCTGCCGGCGACCGCGCCGAGCGTCGGCACCCACGCCACCAACAAGACCTACGTCGATAACCTCGTTGCGCTGAAATCCAGCGTGATCGTCTCCGACGTCAAGCCGTCGCCGGACCCGATCGATTCCACGCTGTGGTACTGCACGCTCGATGGCCAGCTCTACATCCGCTACAACGACGGCAACTCGACCACCTGGGTGATCGCCGCGCCCCAGCCGGACTCCTCCAACTACGTCAGCCTGATCGGCGCTAGCGCGGTGCGCTACGACGCGGCGCAGGCGCTGACGGCAGCACAGCAGGTGCAGGCGCGGCAGAACATCTTCGCTGCGCCGATGGACGCGCTCGCCTACTCCGGCATGCAGATCAACGGGTCGATGGATGTCAGCCAGGAGAACGGGGCAGGCAACGTGCCCGTTGTGCCTGGTTCAATAAAAAACATTATCGATGGCTGGAAGCTGCAGACAAGCGGAGTTCAGTCGTTCAACGCTTTCCAGAACCCTTCGGGTCCGCCTGGTTTTCCCAATTCTCTCATGGTTGTGCCGACGATTGCCAACGTCGCACCGGGCGCGACAGACTACGCCGCGCTGGTGCAATACATCGAAGGCTATCGGGTTTCACGCCTTGGGTTTGGCGCGGCGAATGCGCAGCCGATCACGATCGGATTTTGGGTGTATAGCGCGCTCCGAACCGGAACGCTGCCCGTTTCTCTGCGCAACATCGCGGGCAATCGATCCTATGTGGTTGGCGTCCCGATCAACGCGGCCGCGACTTTTGAATATAAAACCATCACCGTTCCGGGGGACACAACCGGCGCCTGGCCGAAAGATAATGCCACCGGGTTGATACTGACTTTTGGGGTCTTGAGTGGAAGCAATTTCGTCACGGCTCCAAACGCATGGACGGCCGGCAATTTCATGTCGGTGCCTGGCGCGATCAATTTTGCTACCACTGCAGGTTCTGATGGACTGGTCATCACCGGCGTCGTCGTCCTCCCCGGCATCGAAGCGCCATCTGCCGCGCGCTCGGCGCTGATCATGCGGCCGTTCGATCAGGAGCTGGTGGCGTGTCAGCGGTATTTCGAGCCGGTGTCGAACGCCGTTCTTGGTTGGGTAGCCGCGCCAACTAACATTTCGTTGGCGGTGCCGTATCGCGCCGTCAAGCGAACCAGTCCGACTTTGTTTTTTGTGCCGAGCACGATCACGGTTTATGCGAATGCCAACTTCACATCCACGGCAACGCCTACGATCGGCGCGGTGGACGCGACAGGCGCGACCATCAACATAGCTGGTTTCTCTGGAATGACGGTGAACAACCCCGCCGTTCTTGTCGGCAATGCCGCCAACATCCGATTTGACGCGAGGTTCTGACATGTCCGACTATCAACTCACCGCCACCGAAGAACCCTGCACCGTCATTCGCCACAGCGACGGCGCCTGCATCCCGCCCGACATGGCCAACCGCGACTACAACGGCGATCAATTCTCTCCTGGCTACATCCAGTGGCGGGAAGCCGGCAACACGGCCGATCCCTATGTGCCGCCTGAGCCGGCGGCCCAGACACCGACGCCAGGCCAGGAGATCGCCTTCGAGCATGAAAACCGCATCCTCGCACTGGAAGGCCTGCCGCCGATAACGGTAGAGGACTTCGCGGCCAAGGCGCGCGGCGAGACGCCGGCGGCGCGCAAGGTATTGCCGAAGCGGAAGGGATAAACGAGATGGCCGCGCTCGACTTCCCCGCCTCGCCGATCGCCGGCGACAAGTACCCGGTGCCGGCCGTTGTCGGCCAGCCGCAATACACCTATGACGGCACCAAGTGGACCACCGTCGGCGCCCAGGTCACCACCGCGGCCCCCGCGGCCGCTGTGCCGCTGATGGACCAGGCGACAGGCCTGGTCGGCACCGCGACCAAGTACGCGCGCGAGGACCACGTCCATCCGAAATTCGCGGCGGCGCCCATGGACGCGCTCGCCTATTCAGGCATGCAGATCAACGGCTCGATGGAGGTCAACCAGGGTGGTGGAGCGGCAACCATAACGAACGGGGCAAATTATGTGCTCGATGGGTTTGGTGTCGCTATGGTTGGAGCCGCAGCGACCGCAACACCCGCACAAATCGGCATCAGCAGCCTGGCCGGTTTCCCCTACTGCCTTGGCTTTCAATGCACCGTCGCGAACCCGCTGACCGAAAGCCTGTCGGGTAGTTTCATCTATCAGATCATAGAGGGCTATCGTTGGGCGCGGCTGTCGTTTGGCGGACAAAACGCACAACCTGTCACGATCGGCTTCTGGGTGTTTCCCAACATCTCAGGGACGATGGGCGTATCGATCCGAGGCAGTGATCGTTCGTATGTTGTGGATGTGCCGATCACAGCTGGCGCATGGCAGTTCAAGACGGTCACTATTCCGGGCTGCACGGACGGAACGTGGCTATCGACGAACGGCCTCGGCGCGACAATCGGTTTTTGTTTTGGCGCCGGCAGTGGGCGCAAGGCGGCAGCGGCGAATGCCTGGAACACCAATGCGAATGCTGTTGGCTCGCCAGCAACGACAAATTTCTTTGCTTCGCCGGGGGTGATTTATTTCACCGGCGTCGTTGTCCTCCCCGGCAGCGAAGCGCCATCTGCCGCGCGCTCGGCGCTGATCATGCGGCCGTACGATCAGGAACTGGTGACGTGCCAACGTTATCTCGACATCGGCCAGATCATGATGCAGGTGCCTGCCGCAGCCTCGATGACCCAGACCCGGCCGTGGAACAGGACGATGCGCGCCGCTCCTACGGTGACGATGACCGTGCTTGATCCTGGCAACGCCGGAGGGGCAATCACGAATAACTCTGCGAGTGTAGACATGGGTGCGTTTCAGCTGGCGTCTACCATAGCTGGCGGGTATGCGCGCTGGGCTTACAAAGCGGACGCGAGGCTCTGACATGACCGACGATCAACTTAAACCCAGCGTGACATGACCCGCATCTTCGACAAGGTCGCCAACGCTTTTCAGGACACCCCGGTCCTGATGGCGGCGATGCTTATCAATGTTATTGTGTTTACCGGATTTTGGTTCACCTTGGGCAAGATCGGCGATGCTGCGAGCCGCCGGGACGCCATGTTGGAGAAGTGCATCGCCACCATTGTGAAATAGGAGGCTAGCCTTGAAGATCATCCTGCTGCTGGGAATGCTGGCGCTGTCACTCAGCGGATGTATCGTCACCGATCGCGAAGCCCTCTATTACACCCGCGCCGACATCGAAGCCCTCAACGCCCGCTCCGAGTGCCGGCTCCTAGCCCGCAACCTGGTGCAGATCGCGCGTTGCGACGGGAGATAGCCATGACCTTAGGCCTTGCCTTCTGGGTGCTGATGCTGATCTGGTTCGTGTTCGGCGTCCTGGTACACTCCGGCTGGGCGGCACCTTACGGCGCGATCGGCAACATGCTGCTGCTGTTCGTGCTGTTCCTGCTGCTCGGCTGGAAAGTGTTCGGCGCCCCCATTCATGGATAGGAGCTAGCAATGCCCAAGAAATCAGGCGGCAAAGGCCCCGCCGCCGTCGGCAAGCCGGTCAAGCCATCTGCTGCCGTACAAAGCGCCCGCCAGGGCAAACCGCCGAAGGGCGGCAAGAAGAAGTGACATCATGGCGGGTATCGGCGACATCTTCCGGCAGCTGACCGGCGGCGACCCGCCGACGACCACTACCTTGGCGCCGCCGCTGGCCGGCTATCCGACGCCGGAGGACGCGCTGGAAGCCCGCAAGTACGATTTCGGCTACGGCACCGGTAACGAGCCGTACACCCAGGGCAACGTCGCCCGGGTGGCCGGCGTGCAGCGCGGCAAGAACTTCATCCCGATGTCGGCCGAGGGCATGTCCACCGGCGAGGCCACGGCGCTAGCGCTGGACGATAGCGGTTCGCGTAACCTCGATCTGAGGACGCCGGACACCTCGCCGGTTGGCGATACGCTGGGCACCACGCTGGCGCAGGCGGCCTTGGCCGCCAACCGGGTGCCGGTGGCCAACCTCGGCTACGACCCCAGCCGCGCCGTTTTCGACGTCAGGATGGGCGAGGGCAACATCGCCGGCGCCTATTCGCCCGCTAAGGATTCCATGTACGTCTCCACCGGTGCGCCGGACCCGTCGGCGATCGTCCATGAATCGGTACACCGCGGCCTCAATAAGCTAAGACAAGATCCGGCACTGGCTGAACTCTTCAAGAAACTGCCCAGTGAAGAACTCGTAGTCCGCTATTTGATGGCTACCCAGGCCGGCGACCCCGAGAAGGGCGGCGGCAAGGTTGACCAGCAGCAACGGGCAAGCGCGATGTATGTCCTGGGGTCGAGCGGCATGTACAAGAAAGAGCTGGAGCAACTTAACCGCGCAGCCGAGGACGCCTACGCGGCGCGCAGACCCGGAGGACCACGTTAATGGCCAAGATGACCAAGGCGCCCACCGTCAACATCAAGCCGCCGCCCGGCATCAAGACCGCGCCGCCGAACTTCTCCAAGACCCAGGACAATTTCAGCCACCACACCTCGCCGAACAAAGGCCCGCAGGCGGTGGACCCCACCGTCAACGCGGTCAGCTCGGCGCCGAGGGCCAAGATCCGCACCATGCCGGACGTGCCGCAGGCCAAGTACAAGCATGACGACAACGCCTGAGAAGGAGCGGCAACTCAAATTGCTGCGGCGCAAGCGGGCCATCCTCACTGCCCGGGATGACTTGATCGCGTTCACGCAGCTGATGATGCCGGACCCCAACTTTGACGACGACGTCACCAAGTCACTGTACCTGCCGCAGCAATTCCATCGCGTGATCGGCCGCTCCCTGGAGGAGGTCGAGCGCGGCGATTATCGGAGGTTGATGATCAATGTGGGGCCACGGTTTGGCAAGACTACCCTGGCTAGCGCGATGTTTCCTGCTTGGTATATCGGCCGGCACCCCGATCGATCGATCATCGTCGCCACCTACAACGAGCACTACAGCTGGGATCTGGGGCGCCGGGTACGGGATATTATGGCTACCCCGGAGTATGCTCAGGTGTTTCCGGCGGTGGAGATCAAGGTAGGCGCCAGTGCAGTCAATCGCGTCCAGACTACGCGAGACGGTGTCGTATTCTCGGTGGGCCGTGGTTCGTCCATCACGGGACGGGGTGGTCATTGTATATTGCTGGACGACCCGATTAAAGATCGCACGGAAGCGGATTCCATGCTGGTGCGGGAGAAGCTGTGGACCTGGTACAACCAGGTGCTCCGCACACGCCTCATGGACTCCACGGGGACGATTGTTATCGTTCAAACGCGATGGACAGAAGACGACCTCGTCGGCCGACTGATCGACCCGATGAACCCCTACTACAACCCGGAAGAAGCCAAGGGCTGGCGCAAGATCGATCTACCCGCGCTAGCCGAAGACAACGACATCCTCGGCCGCCAACCCGGCGAGCCGCTGTGGCCAGAGCGGTTCACCAAGGAATATCTGGAAGAGATTCGCGCCACCGACCCCCGCGGCTTTTCAGCTCTGTATCAAGGCAAGCCCTCGCCGCAAGGCGGCGCGTTCTTCCAGGCAACCGACCTCGTCCCCTACAACAAGATGGACGACATGCCGTCCTGGCAGAAGATGCGGTTCTACGGCGCCAGCGATCACGCGGTGTCGACCGATCGCGTGGCCGACAAGACCTGTCTGATGATTGTCGGCGTCGATGAGAAAGACAACATCTGGATCATGCCGGACGTGGTCTGGGCCAAGCTCGACAGCCACACCGCGATCGATTCCATGGTCGGACTGATGAAGAAGTACAAGCCGCAGTTTTGGTGGGCCGAGGGCGGAGCCATCACCAAGAGCCTCGGTCCCTTCCTGCGCAAACGGATGATCGAGAAGCAGGTGTTTTGCGCCATCGATCCGATCAATCCGGCCGCCGACAAGCAGCAGCGCGCGCAATCAATTCAGGCCCGCTGCTCGATGAAGATGGTGCATTTCCCGGCCTTCGCCCGCTGGTGGGCCGACGCCCAGGACCAGATTCTGAAGTTTCCGCACGGCGCCAAGGACGATTTTGTCGACGCTTTGGCCCTAATTGGTCTAGGACTGGCTAAGATGCATGGCCGGACCCGGAACAAGCCGCCGGAGCCGGACATCAGGGAAGGCTCGTTCGCTGAGATGTTTCAGCAAACCCGCCGCCGCGAAGGCCAGAGCCGCCGGGCCAGGAGTTTGCAAGGATGGTAGACACCTTCGACAACTCCATGATGGGGCTGTTCTCAGGCGAAAGCCCGGACGCCAGCAGCGAAGCCGACATCAACTCCAACACCGGCCGTCCCAACCTCATCCCCCGCAACCAGCCCGAGCCGCCGCAGCGGCGGCACCGCCTGGTCACGTCCTGGGTCGACAAGGTCAAGAAGGCCAAGCGGTTCTGGAAACCGTCATTCGATCGCATGCGCGAAGATCAGGAGTTCGCTTTTGGCAAGCAGTGGTCCAAAGATGCTTCAGACCGTCGCTATGTGGCGAACCTTACTCTGCGCCTGGTGGCGCAAAAGACCGCCTTCCTCTACGCCAAAAACCCCAAAGCCGTTGCCAAGAAACGGCCCCGTCTCAATGCCACGTCATGGGATGAATCGCAGACCACGCTGACCCAATTGATGCAGTCCGGCGCCATGATGATGCAGCAGGCCCAGATGGGCGGCATGGGCGGCATGGGTGGCCTGCCGCCGGAGATGATGGGCGGCGTGATGCAGGCAGCCTCCGGCGCGCTCAGTGGCGCGATGCCGATGGCGACCAATAACACCTCGATCGACGCTCTGATGGCCGGCGGTGCTCCTTCCGCCCCACCAGGTGGCGCGCCTGGCGGGATTGTTGGTGGCCCGCCAGGCGGCAGCCTGAACGCGATCTCGGCCGCCGTCGGCTCCCAGCTTGGTGGCGCTACCATGCCCGGCATGGGCGCAGGGCCGATCCCGGGCGCCATGAGCGGCGGCTCTGGCCTCGGCGACCAGCTTGGCATGGCCGCTGCCGCGGGTGCTGCGCAAGGCGTGGTGCCGCCGGGGTCGCCGATGATGGCGCAGGCGGTCGGCTCCGGCATGGACATCATGATGGACGCCGCGCGCGTCAAGAACGAAAACATCATGATGGACAAACTGGCTCGGACTTTGGAGCTGCTTTACGCCTACGAAGTAGATAATCAACCACACCCATTTAAATCCATGCTTAAAATGACGGTGCGCCGGGCCGTCACCAACGGGGTGGCCTACGTCAAGCTCGGTTACGAGCGGGTGATGGCCCAGCGCCCCGATCTGGAGAAAGGCATCGCGGATGCCAACGAACGGCTGGCCACGCTGCAACGGCTGGCCGCCGACGCCGCCGACGACATCACCGACGACAACGATTTGGAAGCCGAGCAGATCAAGCTGCTGCTGAAGGATCTGATGGCGCAGCAGGGGCATGTGGTGCGCGAGGGCCTGACCTTCGACTTCCCGCAATCCACCAAGATCATTCCCGACGTCAAGTGCATCGACCTGAAGAACTGGGTCGCCGCCGACTGGGTGGCGGAAGAGTATCTGCTGTCGACATCCGAGATCGAGGAGATCTACGGCGTCGACGTCCGCGGCCACTGCACCGAGTATGGCGACAACGCCGCCAACGACCCGGTGGCGATGATGGCCAATTGGTCCACATCCAAAGACAAGGACGAGAACCGCGGCGACAAGAACGCGATCGTCTGGGAGATCTACTCCCGCAAGGATGGTTTGGTTTATGTGGTCTGCGACGGCTACAAGGAATTCCTGCGCGAGCCGATGTCGCCGGACGTCTACAACGAGCGGTTCTACCCTTGGTACGGGTTGCTGTTCAACGGCATCGAGGACGAGAAGGAGCTGTACCCGCCGTCCGACGTCCGCCTGATCCGCGACATGCAGCTGGAATATAACCGCTGCCGCGAGGGGCTGAAGGAACAGCGCATCGCCGGCCGGCCGTTCATTGGCGTGGTGGCGGGTGCGCTGGACGCCGAGGATCTGGAGCGGATCAGCAACCGCGAAGCCAACGCGATCATCCAGCTCAATGCGCTGCAGCCCCAGCAGGACATCAAGCAGCTGTTGCAGGCCTACGCCGGCGCCGGCGTCGATCCGAATCTGTACGAAGTGAATCCTGTCTACGAGGACATCCTGCGCACCACCGGCATTCAGGAGGCCAACCTCGGCGGCACCTCCAACACCACCGCGACCCAGAGCCAGATCGCCGAGGGGTCGCGCATGACCTCGATGGGTAGTAACATTGACGACCTCAACGACCTGCTTACCCAACTTGCTCGCAACGGGGGTCAAATCCTGCTTCGCGAGATGAGCCAAGAACGGGTCAAGCAGGTCGTTGGGCAAGGCGCGGTGTGGCCCGCCAACCCGGAGGCGCAGAACGTCGCCAATGAAATCCTCCTGGAAATCGAAGCGGGCAGCATGGGCCGCCCGAATCAGGCGCAGGAAATCGCAAATGCGCAGAGACTGTATCCTCTGCTTATCCAGCTTCCCGGTATCGACCCCGAATTCCTGGCCAAGGACGTTCTGCGTCGGCTGGACGATCGGCTTGACCTTACGGAAGCTTTTAAGTCGGCGCTTCCTTCTATTGTTGCTATGAACGGCGCCATGAGCGGCGGGCCGCCAGGCGGCGGCGCGCCGACCATGCCCGGCGCCGGTGCCGCGGCGGGCGCTGCGATGGGGCCGCAAGGCGCCATGAACGCGCCCGCACCGCCCGGCGGCCCGCCGCCAAGCGCGCCGGATGCCCAGACCACGCTGTCCGGTGCCCCGCCCGGCCGGCCGCACCCGATGCCCAGCCAGGTCAAGATGCCTTCCATGCCGGGCTAATTTGGCTTATTGATCGACCACAGGTGCCAGACGGCACCGGGAGAACCGCACCATGGCAGAAGACGACAAGCTATCCACCGCGATAGCCACGTCCGTCGAAAACGTACCTTCGCCAGGTACAGGCGGCCAGAGTCTTCACGAAGCGATGCAGGACGCAGTCCCCGAGCTGCGTATCAACGCCAATCGTGATGACGACGGCGACCGGGGTTCGCCAGCCCAAGCCGCACGGGACGATGATTCCGACTTGCCGGAAGAAGCGCCTCCCGAGGAGCTAGCTAAACTTTCGCAAAGCGCGAAGCGTCGAGTCTCGAAGCTGAACAAGCAGCGCATGAAGTTGGCTGCCGAAGTTCAGCGGTTGAAGGCGTTAGAGCCGAGCGCACAAGCTGCCGACCAGGTCACCCAGTATCTCCGCACCCATGACATCGGGCAGGACGATTTTCTGATGGGCCTGGAGTTGATGGCCGCGATGCGGCAAGGGAATTTCCATAAGTTTTACGAGGGGGTTCGGCCCTACGTGAAGCTTTGCGAAGAGTACCTTGGCATATCGTTGCCCCCGGACCTGCAAGCGCAGGTCGCTCAGGGGCACATGACGACCCAGGCCGCGGCCATGTACTCGCGCGAGCGCATGGACAAGGCGATGGCGCAAACCAACGTGGTTCGCCAGCAGGCTGCGCTTGCGCAGCACCAGCAGTCGGCATCGGTACAGCAACAGGCAGCACAGCGAGAAGTGCTAGCGAATCAGGTGACGAACACCGTCAATGCCTGGGAAGCGCAGGTTGCGCGCAAAGACCCCGATTACGCGGCGAAGAAAAACGCTGTTCAGCAGATGATGTGGGCCGTGATGCGCGAACAAGGCGCTCCCCGGTCGCCCGAGCACGGCATTCAGATCGCCCAGGAGGCGTATCGCCGGGTCAACGAGCAGTTCAAAGCCTGGGCACCCCAGCGCCGCGCCACATACAGAAACCCGAGCAGCACCGGACGTACCGCCGGCGCGAATTCGCCTGAGCCGACCTCGCTGCTGGAAGCAGTCAGGTTCGCCCGGGAAGGAGCGCGCCTCTAACCATTTGAGAGGCGACCATGCCTACCTATACAGCTCCACTGCTGAATCATATTACGACGGCCGCCCTCGATTGGTGGTTGAACAAAGGCACCGCGTTCCAGGAAGCGATCCAAGAGAAACCCTTGCTCGCCGCGATGGAGGGCAAGAAGAAGACATTCCCCGGCGGCAAGGGAAATATTATCGTTAGCGTGAAGGGCGACTTCGGTAACACCGCAGCGCCCGGCACCGCCGATCAATTGGTCGGTTACGAGCTTGCCGACACCGTCAACTATTACACCCCGGCCAACCTCACCCAGGCGGTGTTCCCCTGGAAGGAGCACCACATCGGCATCATGCTGACGCATTCGGAACTGAAGTCCGACGGCATCAGCGTCACCGATTCCGGCAACATGGACGACACCAACGAGCACTCCGGCCGTGACGACACCGTCCTGGTCGGCCTCTTGGAAGACGCGCTCCAGGACGTCTCCGAGCAGTACGCCCGCGGCATGAACAACCTGCTGTGGACCAACGGCGCCGGCGATCCCAAGGCGCTCGCGGGTATGGCGGCGCTGGTCACCGACGATCCGAGCGTGGGCATCGTGGCCGGCATCAACCGCGCGCAGCGGACCTGGTGGAGAAACCGCGCCTACACCGCGGCGATGGGCACTGCCGTCGGCACCACGCCGGCGTTGGCTGCCTGGGGTGGCGGGCCGATCACGTCCAACACCACCAATGGCGGCGCGCTGATCACGCTGCTGCAGAAGGAATACCGCCAGCTCACCCGGTTCGGCGCCAAGCCCAATACTGCTCTCTGTGGCAGTGACTGGTTAGGCGCTCTCGAAACCGAGCTGCGCGCCAACGGCAACTACTCGATGCAGGGCTTCGCATCAGGCAAGGACATCTCGGTCGGCAAGATCTCCTATATGGGAACCGATTTCGAGTACGACCCCTCGCTCGACGCGCTCGGCAAATCGAAGCGTTGCTACTGGTGGGACAACCGCGACATCTTCCTGGTCGCCATGCAGGACGAGTGGCGGCACCAGCACTCACCCGATCGCGCGCCGGACAAGTATGTGATCTACCGCGCGATCACCTCGACAGGCCAGCTCTGTGCCCGACGCCTGAACGGCGCCGTGGTCATGGATATTGCCTGACCCTCTTTGGGGTCGCGAAAAAATTTTTTCGCGGCCCCGATTTTCCAGCAAGGAGACTCCATGCCTGATCAACACCAGACACAGGGATCGATCGGCGCACACCGCGTGCGCGAATCGTTCAACCCGAGCCAAGACAACTTGGTTGATAAGCTCAAGCGGCACACCGCCGACCTGATCGATCTGTGCGAGGATCTGAAGGAGCTGGAGCCGCGGCTCGCCAGCCTGGCGCAGACCGCCTACGAAGAGGCGGCGATGTGGGCGGTCAAAGCGGCCACAACGAAGAGGAACGGTCAATGACCAAGAAGATCCAGTACTGCACCTGCAAGATCAATCTCGCGGGGCAGAATTGCCACACCGTGATCTACAACGAATTCAACCCGGTGACCTGGCCTGAAATACAGGTGCTGATGCAGCTGCACGGCGAAGAGAACGTCATGGACATCATGCCGTGCGGCATCGGCGAGGTCTGGCCGACGGACGAAAAGAATCGCCTGACCAGCATCTACGGCCCCCGGGTTGTCGAGACGTGCTTTCCGGGGCGGGCCTTCCGCATGGACTTCATGATGACCGGCGAGGAAGACCTGCCGCGCTACGCGGACGGCACGAAAGTATCGACCAAGGAGCCGAAGCCGGGCAACGGCGATGACGAAGAAGATGACGGCGGCGAGGACGAGGTGGCCAAGAACCTGGCCGCGGCCGCACTTGAGCCGATCTTCAAACCGCGCGGACGCAAGGCTGAAGTCGCCAAGGAGGCCTGATGCCGCTAGGGGTAACACTGCTGGAGCTACGCCGGGAACTGCGGGCCGAAACCGGCACCAGCATGAACCCGGCGCAAGGCACACAAGCGCAAAGCTCGCTGGACATCATCCTGGCGCGCCAGCAGCGCGAGCTGTGGGACGCCTATAACTGGCAGCACCTCAAGCTGTGGCTGGACATGGGGCTGACCGCCGGCCAGACCACCTACGACTTCCCCGAGATCATGCTGTTCGAACAGGTGCAGAACCTGTGGGTCGCGACCAGCATGAATTCGGAATGGCGGCGGCTGACCTACGGCATCGATCCCTGGATGATCAAGCCGTCCGGCGTCGGCCTCGGCACGCCGGCGCGCTGGCGCAATGTGGTCGGCATGGACCTCACGGTCAATCCGCCGCTCACCAAACCCGACGGCCAGTTCGAACTGATCCCGGCACCCTCGACCGATGACATGTTGATCCGCTTCGAAGGCATGGCGCCGTTAAATCGCCTGGTCAACGACACCGACACCTGCGTGATCGATAGCAAGGCGATCGTGCTGTTTGCGGCGGCCGAGGTGATGGCGACCCAGAAGAACGAAGCGGCGTCCATGAAGCTCACCAAGGCGCAGAACTACCTGCGGCGTCTGCTGGCAGACCAGGGCGCGGACAAGCGCGCGAACTACAACATGGGCGGCATCTACCGCGGCGGCAACGACCCGGACAAGAGCCGCCGCGCTGTGCCATACATCGACTACATCCCCGGCTGATGGAGGTAGTCGTTTGCCATACTTCACGATCACGGACTTCGCAGCCGGGCTGGACATCCGACGTTCCGAACTGACCGCGCCAGCCGGCACGCTGCGCAGCATGATCAACTGCCACATCACCCCCGGCGGCGAGATCGAAAAGCGCATGGCGTTCGTGCCGTTCTGGGAATGCTCGCCGCAGAGCCGCGGCCTGGTCGAGGTCAACCAGAAGCTCTACACGTTCGGCCCAAATGGTCCTTACAAGACCGAGCCGCCCGCCGGCCTGTGGTCGATCGGCGTGCTCGGCCAGGCCACCACCACGATCTACGAGATCATCGACTTCGACATCTTCGATGACAAGGTGTTCGCGATCCTGTGGAAGGACAGCGCCGGCAATATCGGCCGCTACTATGACGGCATCAACGTGCCGACCGCCAACGGCTTTTACTGCAAGACCTACAAGACCAAGATGTACGCCGTCGGCGGCAACGTGCTGCACTTCTCGGCCACCGGCAATCCGGCGATGTGGTATCAGCCGCCGCCGAACACGGTGCAGGATGGCTCCGGGTTTATCGATCTTTCGCTTGGCGATTCCGACATGACCGACGCGATCGCGTTGGAGGTCTACTACGACAAGCTGGCGATCATGTCGAAGACCGCCACCCAGCTCTGGGTGATGGACCCGCTGCCGGAGAAGAACCAATACGTCCAGACCCTGCGGCAAGCCGGCACCATGGCCTGGCGCAGCGTACTGCAATACGGCTCCGGCGATGTCATGTACGTCTCAGCCTCCGGCATCCGCAGCCTGCGCGCGCGGAATTCTTCACTGGCGGCCGCGGTGTCCGACATCGGCTCACCGCTCGATCCTGTCATCCAGGATCTCTTCCGCTACATGGGCGAGGACTGGATGAGCGGCATCATCGCGCTGTTGCAGCCGGTGACCGGGCGGTTCTGGATCATCTTCCCCGATCGCATCTACATCCTCTCCGCGTTCCCCGGGCCTAAGATCACCGCCTGGTCCGAGTACGATCCCGGCTTCACCATCACCGCCGCCGCCGTCCACGATAACCGCGTGGTGGTGCGCGACACGGCGAACATGGTCTACGCCTATGGCGGCATCTCGGAAGACGGCCCGGTCTACGACGACTGCTATGTCGAGCTGGTGTTTCCGTTTCACGCCGGCGAGAACGTCGCCACCTTCAAGACTTTTACTGGCTTGGACGCCACCTGCACCGGCCTGCCGTGGGAGGTGTCCTGCGCCTTCAACATCGAAGATCCCTACAGCGAGGATTATGTCGGCCTATTCGACGGCTCCTCGTTCCTGCAGGGCCGCTTCCCCATCGTTGGCCACTCCACCCACATGTCGCTGCGGCTGCGCTCCAACCCGATCGGCACGCCGGTGGCGGAACGCCAGCCCGGGCCGCAGATCCTCTCCAACATGGTGGTGCATTACCAGGTATCGGAGAGCGGATGAGCATCGACATCACCCACGCCGATCGCGGCATGATCCATGCGGTGCTGGAGAATCTTCGCATGGAAGATCACTGGGAGATGATGGCGTCCGGCGTCGATCTCAACACGCTGCCTGCGGTTATCATGCGGCACAAGGTATTCGCGTTCTGCGCGTTCGATTACGAGACGGGGCCGATCGCGATCTGGGGTTTGGTCAACCGCCGCGAGGGTGTGGGCGCCGGTTTCGCTTTCGGCACCGAAGCGTGGCCCAGGGCGGTGATACCCATGCTGCGCCAGATCCGGGGCTTCGTGCTGCCTTTCTTAGGTGAAAACGGCTACCATCGGGTCGAGGCCGCCGCCATGGCGCGCCGGGATGACGTTGCGCGCTTCATGGGATTGATCGGCGCAGAGCCGGAGGGGCTGCTGCGAGGCTACGGTACAGGCGGCGAAGATTTCACGGCTTACAGGTGGCTCAGAGATGAACATGGCAGTGCCAGTGCCGACCACGCGGCGCAGAACAACAGCCACACCGCACATTGAGTTGCGGCTGGCCGAGGTCGGTGACGTCGAGAAGATCGTGCCGTTCCTCGGCGACTTCTTCGCGCGCTCCTGCTGGGCCAGGGATCTGCAATTCCACGCGGAGAAAGCGCAGCGGTATCTGTTCGGCGCGATCGGCTCCGGCTACGCGCCTTACGTCATCGCGATGGACGGTGACGAGCTGGTCGGCCTGTGCAGCTACCACACCTTCGACGTCTTCACCGATCCGATCGCGGTGATGGATGAAACCTATGTGGTCAAGAAATATCACCGCACCGACCTCGGCCGCCGGCTGGTGGCGCTGGTGCTGACGCTGGCCAAGAGCGAAGGCTGCAAGGTGATGAACTTCCCGATCGCTTCCGGCATGCCGGAGCAGAACTCGCTGATGAACATGATCGGCCGGCACTTCGGTGCCGACTATGTCGGCACTGTTTTCAGGAAGGTGCTGTGATGGGTGGCAAGGGTGGCGGCGGCGGCCAGACGACCAGTTGGGATGTCAAAGACCCGACGCAGCAGGCCTATTACAAGCCGCTGTTTGAGGCGAACCGCAAGGATTTTGCCAACGAGGCGGACTGGTACGCCAATGCGGGCGGCGCCAAAAACAAGGCCGACACCAGAACGCCAGGTGGCTATGTCGACCCCTGGATGCAGTCGATGTTCACCGAGCTGTACGGCGCAGCCCCTCCGGCCGCAGCGGCCGTACCCGCCGCAGATACACCTACACCCGTCGCGCCCGAGCCGGAGAAGAAGCCGGACGATCCTGTGGTGACGCCGGCGGCAGCCGACCCGGCGCCGACACCCGTAGACCCTGGTGGCGCCATCGATCAGCCGACCGGCGACGTGCTCGGTGGTTCGATCTTAAACCCGCCGAAGTACTGGGTCGGCGGCATCGACAGCTACAAAAAGGGGCCGTCGACCAAATCATCTTCTCTAACCACCACGCAGACGTGAGGACCGAACATGGGCGGTAAAGGTGGCGGCGGCGGGGGCGGTTTTGATCCAAATACCCGGTACGACATGACCGAGCGGCCGGGCTATGCGATCGATCGGGTGACCGGCGATGTGTACCAGGGCATGACAAATGTCGGTAACAAGAGGGATTACTTCACGCAGATCGACAAGGACAAGGCCGACAAGGACGCCGCCGACAAGGCGGCTAAGGACCAGGCAGCCGCCGACAAGGCTGCCGCCGACAAGGCTGCTGCCGACAAGGCCGCCGCCGACAAGGCCGCGTCCGACAAGGCGGCCGCCGACAAGGCCGCCGCGGATGCGGCG